AGCGGCTTTCTCGGCAGCGGCTTTTTCAGCAGCGGCTTTTTCAGCTGCGGCTTTCTTGGCAGCTGCTATATCTCGAGCAAGTCTCTCTGCCGCAGCTTTTTCCTCAGCAGCTTTTTCCGCAGCAAGTTTCTCTGCAAAAGCTTTTTCCGCAGCAGCTTTTTCTGCGGCAAGTCTCTCTTGTTCTTTTTTTAAATTAGCTTCTCTGACAGCATTTGGATTTACCCTCCTTTGAAAAAGTGACATTCTACCAAACATATAATATATTTAAATATTTATTTATAAATAAATATACTTATTTCTAAAGTTAATTAAATTTTGCAAAACTATTTAATTGAGGCATAGGTAATTCGCTTGAAGAATTTCCTGGTCCTCCATAACTACCTCCAGAGGCACCACCCGCACCAGACATAGAATTTCCGTTATCAAAACCACTATCTACTTCGCCTGTTCCTCCTGGACCAGTTCCATTAACATTCATAGCATTATGACTTGGGACTTTCTTGCATTCAAAAGAAGCTTCAGGACATCTTCCTGGTGGAGGACAAGGAGGACATGGTTTTTGTCTTGGACAACTTCTGGAATCAGGACATTTAGGACAGACTGGTGGAACAATTTCAGATTTTAAGATATATTTGGAAAGGTCAATACCGGCGGCTTTTGCTGCAGCAGCATCTCTGTGTCTTGAACCTTTATCTCTTACAACATCTTCTTCAAGTCCTGCAATAGTTTTACTGTAATCATTATCAAGAAATGGATCGACCTTATTATTAGTCATAACTCCATGACCTGGTGCATTCGAAAATGGGTCATATTTACTACCTTCTGCTAAAGAAGCAAGTCTTCCAGGTCCAACTCTTCTTTCTTTTGTATTATCCATAGCATCATCGGCTGTTCCAGTAAAATGCTCTTTAAGTGTAAATCCTAAAGTTGATAGAACAATAGCAGTAATAATAATTAAAAATAATCTAAGTTTTGTTAATTTAAATTTCATAGTTATATAAATTAAGTTATGAAAAAATTTTTATCTTATTAAATTATAAATGCCATATAGATCTTTAACACATGGAAGAGTAGGTGGAGGTAAAACAGGATATAATCGTTTTGCATCACTACCATCATCTGTAAGTAAATCACAAGCATCAGCAATAAATTCGGCAAAGGGAGTAGAAAATAGTGGTCCAACAGTTAGACATAATGCAAATTCTGGAGGTTCCCAAAAATCTCGAAGAATAATCAGCAATAATTTTTTAATGTTAGCAAATGCATATGGTCCGGAACCATATGTATATGGACAAGGAAAGGGTTTTCCAAGAGCATCGCCTCAAACAAGTGTGGGTTCAACAAATGCATTTGTGCGTAGAGCAATAGCAAGAAGAGCGGTAACAAATGTAAATACAAAAGAAATGGCAGGAAATCATATTCAAGAGCAAGCTTGTGAATGTGTTTCAAATCCAGTAAGAAATTCAAGAGGAGAAGTAATAAAGAAGGCTTAATATTTTTTTCTATTTTATTTATATAATGGATATCAAAAGTTTATTTGAACCTTTAGGAGCTCAATATTGTGATTATTTTTATGTGTTATCAATCTTTTTCTTTGTTATATTTGTAATAACAACAGTGATAGTCCTTATGAAATGTTTTAGTAAAAAGAAAGGATTAAAATTAACAGATTGTGTAATACTTATTACACAACCATTGATGTTATATTTCATAAATAGATTATATTACTCAATGTGTGTTGGTTCACTGGAATAAATAACATAATATATTAACTTTATAATATATTATGGCAAAGTATTGTTGTTATTGTTTAGGTGCATTTTATTGCTGCTATGGTTCTTTAATATCATACAAAATATGCGAAGATGAATATATAAAAAGAAAGATGAAAATAAAAAGAATTAAAAGAGAATATAATACAGTTCGAGATATAAATTATGAAACAGAACTTTCAAATATAAAACTAACAACAATAGAATCGAAATTATCAACAATTATAGAAGAAGATGATTCTACATTGTTGTATTAGTAATGTGACAATTTTGATTATAAACAGTTGGTGCGTAAGCACCTTGAGCAACTAAAATTGCGGAAGTTAATCCAACAATGATACAAGTAACAACCCATCCTAATGCGGTTTTGCCAAATACTCTACAATTAATACCAGAACAATTTTTGTCTTCTAATAATCCTACCCCGATAGTAGAACCAATTTGACAGTGTGTAGTAGAAAGTGGTATTTTTAATCTACTTCCGGTAATAACAACTAATGCGGAACTAAGTTCAATAGCAACACCCCTGGATGGAGTAATTTTAACTAATTTTTCACCGATGGCATATGTAATTTTTTTACCATATAAAAAAAGACCAGAAGCAATTCCAACACCACCTAATGCTAAAATCCAATAAGCATCTTGCCCCATATCAGATTTATCATCTAATACTCCTCCTGAGTCATAAATAGTATAAATTGTAACAAAAGGTCCTATTGCATTTGCGACATCATTAGCACCATGACTAAAAGCATCACAAATAGCAGTAAAAATTTGTAAATATTTAAAGATTCCTTCAGTTCTGTTATCAAATTTTTCAGCATTATTGTGTAAATCGGTGACTCTTTGTAATTCATCTTCTCCTTTAATATTAAATTCAATTTGATTGGTTTCTAATTTGTTTTCCATTTCTATATTTGTAGTTTGATGATTACCTTGAAATTTATTTTGAACATATTTTTTTAATATTGGAACAATTGGAATAGTAATCAAAGCACTAAGACCTCCAATACCAAATGCTGCGCCAAATGCAACGCCCAAAGGAGTTTTATCTAACCCTAAACCTTTAGCTCCTTTGTAAATAATAAAGAAAGCATTAATTGTCATAGTAGAACCAATTAAGATAGGATATGCAAAGTTGATTCTATTTGAGTTGAAATCCTTTCTTAATACTGCTACTCTTGTAACAGAAAATAAAATTATAGCAATAATAGCAGAAAATATTGGAGATAAAAACCAAGAGAAAACAATTCCACTTACTCCTCCAACGTACGGGAAAGTTTCGACAGGTTTATACCAAATAACACAATCATTACCCTTTAATATCATCGCCATCCCAATCATTCCTCCAACACAGGAGTGGGTGGTCGATACGGGCATTTCTAAATAACTGGCTAAAAATAACCAACACCCAACTGAAAAAATAACCCATAAACATCCGTACATAAGTAAATAAGGTTCATCTTCAAAACATTGATAATCAGCAATTCCTTTCCTAATTGTATTTGTAACATGACTTCCCATTAAAACAGCACCGCCTGTCTCAAAAATGGCGGCTAACACAACAGCTTGATTAATAGTTAAGGACTTTGACCCTACAGAAGTTGCAAAGGCGTTGGCAGCATCGTTAGCTCCAATACCACCAGCAGCAAAAAATGCAAATGCACCTCCTACAATGACAATCCAAAGATACATAAATATAAGTATTATACTATTTACATTTTTAAATTGATTTAAAATATAATTTATGATAATACATATAAAATGCAGAATTATATGAATGAAGGAGAATTAGAAGTAGGATTGGATGAGGCGGGAAGAGGTCCTATGTTTGGTAGAGTATATGTTGCGGCGGTAATAATTCCTCAAGATGATAGTTATGAACATTCTTTAATGAGAGATAGTAAAAAATTAAGTGAAAATAAAAGATTATATGCTTTTGATTATATTAAACAAAATGCTATAGATTGGGTAGTAGAATATAAGGATGAAAAATATATTGATAAACATAATATATTTGCTTCAAATTATACAGCTATGCACGAAGCGGTAAGAAAATTATTGGTAAAACCTGACCATTTATTGGTAGATGGTAATTATTTTAAACCTTGTATGTATAATGATGACGATTATATATCATATACAACTGTAGTAAAAGGAGATAATAAATATACCCCTATAGCTGCAGCATCTATATTAGCAAAAGTATCAAGAGATAAATATATAGAAGAAATGTGTGAAAAATATCCATTATTAGATGAATATTATGATATTAAATCAAATAAGGGTTATGGGTCCAAAAGACATATGGAAGGAATAAAGAAATATGGTATAAGCCCTTGGCATAGAAAATCATTTGGTATTTGTGCTTCGTCGAAAATAAATAAAAATTTTATTTAAATATATTATATTTATTATTATAATGAAGATAATACCTTTAATTGGTATATTACATTTTTTTGGACCATTAATATTTTATAAATCAAAAATAGCAATATTAATTTTTATAAATGGACTAATATTTCATACATTAGATGTAAGTGATATAAATAATCAAATAAATACACCTTTTGTTAATTTTTTGAAATATTATGATACATTTTCAAATATAATTATGATATCATATACTGTTTATTATTATAAACAAATACATTTTTTGGCTTTTATAGCTTGTTCTTTATATTTAATTGAAGTTTATTGTGTAAAATATACGAATTTAGAATATTATCATACTGATATTATACATCTCATAATGCATGGAATTTTTGGTTATGGATTATCATTAACATTAAAAAATTGAATATTATATTAAATACAATATATTTAATTATAATAATATGGAAGAAAATGGTCATAAATATTTATTTGGATATTATTCAAATGAAGAAAAAATTTGGTACGTTCAAGCGAGAAGATTTGTTCTTTTAAAAGATAAAAATAAAAACATAATTATGGGTCAATTTATACAATCAAGTTGGTTTAATAAAATTTATATTACAAATAAATCTGCATTATTTGTTGTATTTAAAGTTGAAAAAGAAATTTCCAGTCAAACAATAGAAAAGGATATGAATGGTTTAAAAAATCCATTTCCTACGCTATACGATATTCCTCCATATGTATCAAGATATTCTTATTTTAATATGCCATGGCAATTAGTTAATCAATGTGCTACAGTATTAAAAGAAAAAGATTGCTTTAATTTTACAATAAGAGCATTTAATAATCCATATGATAAATTAATTTTAAATGTTAGAAAAACACCTAATAATATATTAGATAATATGCGTAATAGTGTTAATAACTTAGATGGTATTGATAATGAAAATCAAAAAATTATGATTACTCTACCAAGTTTTGAAAGTCCAATCCATTAAATAATATAAAAATTGAATTTAAAAAAAATATTATATTAATAAGTATTAACAAAATGCGATTTATTGTCTTTGATACCGAAACTACTGGGTTGCCTAAATTTAGAAAGGCTCATCCTTCAAAAAGTGAGTTATATCCTTATATTTGTCAAATAAGTTGGCTTGTATATGATGATAAAACTGAAAAAATATATACAAGAGATTATATAATTAAATTACCTGATGGCGTAACTATTCCAGAAGAATGTACAAAAATTCATGGAATTACAAATGAAAAAATGTTGGCAGAGGGAGTTGATATAAATAAAGTATTAGATGAATTTACAAGAGATTGGATGAAATGTCATATATTAGTTGCACATAATTTAGATTTTGATAATCGAGTTATTCAAGCCGAATATCACAGAAATCAACCTATTAATTGGCTTGGAAGACACCGAAAGATTGAATACTGCACTATGTTATATGGAAAAAAATTTACAAATATTCAACGTCAAAGTAAATATAATTCTGGAACATATCAAAAACCACCAAAACTTATTGAACTTCATAAGGAATTATTTAAAACAGAACCGTCAAATTTACACAATTCTCTAATTGATGTATTAGCTTGCTTCAGATGTTTCTATAAAATGGTGCATAATGAAGATATTGTAAATGAAACTACTCATAAGACATTTTATAATTATTATAATGAAAAATGCGGTCTTTAATTATATAATCGAAAAATATAAATATGTAGAATAATTCATATTTATTTTTTAAAAATTTTTTTTATAAAGGTAAAGGTAAATTTCTCTCCAAAAAATTTTTAAGGGAGTTGAAAAATATAAGAGAAAATAAAAATATTGTAATAAAACATAATATCTTATAGATACTCTGTATAAGTTACTTTTTTTTACGGGTTTTACCTTTCTTTACCCTTCTTTTAGTTTTTCTTTTTATTCTTCTTGATTTTTTTCTTTTACGTTTATTTTTTTTTTTCTTTGTTTTTCTTTTTCCACCTCTTCGTTTTCTTTTTGTAGAACCGGTATTTGTTCTATTTTCAATAAATCTTAAAATGTCTGTATTAACAGGTCTTATAGTAAGTAAATGACGTTTTGACCCATTACTTGGCTGACAATGATCGGCACTAACATTTGTCGTTAATTGAGTATGAGTTTCATCGTAACCACGAAAATTAGAATCATCATCATCTCTTACAATAAATTGGCTTGCAGCTATATCTGGTAAATCTCCCCAATCAGAAATATTTTCTCCTTCCTGTCTGAAATTTGTTGTTGTACTACGTAGTACTGGAGGAGCATACCATTGAACTTCATCAGCAGAAACAATAGGATTAATATCAGTATTTTCATGTATATGAATTAAAAAATATTTTTCTTTAGCTTTTAATGCGTCAAGTAATTGATGTCTTAAAAATAATCCAAGTGGTATGCCCATTCCACTCGCATTGGTAAATTGAAAATGTCCTCTGTGATTGTGTTCAAAAACAATATTATTTTCAGTAATCATTAAAGCATGGTCACCTGTTCCCATACATTGGTATTTTGTATGTTGTAAATAATCGTGTTTAGTAAGAAAATCACGCAAAAATGATTTTGGTATAGAATATCCCTTATAAGGAGGTTTATCTAATTGAAAAATAATTTCATCCTGGTCCTGTAAAGACTCTATTAAATCCATATCTATCATAATAGGATGGAATAATTCTCTTGGTTCTGTTACGGATATGGAGCGTGTGCTACTTAATTTTTTTTTTTGCATTTTAGGTTGATTTATTAAATCTTTAGCCATTGGTTGTGGTCTATTAATATCAGATTTTATTGCGTTATTGATTGTTTTTTTAAGTTCATATGTAATATTTCCCTTTGATGCGTTGGCTCGTTTTTGGGATTTATGTAATCTTTTTCTATCTTTTATTATGCTTTCTAATCTTGTTTGTTCATCTTCTTCCATATTCTCATCGTCGCTTTCTTCATCTTCACTGCTATCTCTATACCTACTATTCAGCGCCGCATACTCCTCACCCGTCATTTGATTCAGCCTTTCCAATGCCCTTCCTGCCTGAGAGCGGCGTTCGAGGTCCTCATCAGCGAGACGTTGAGCTCTCTCTCTTGGTGTCATTCTTACAGGATTAGTAATCCCTAAAAATTGATTCATGTACTCTGTAGCCATACGACGGCGGGTTTCGCTCGCTGGAATAGTAAGTCTTCTATTTGCTCTCCTTAGTGGAACTCGTAATCGTCTTCTTACCGCGTCACGAATAGGTGGAGGACTGGAATGCCTATCTATGTCTGAAGGAGGTGTTGAAGGAGCACTTGAAACAGATGAATCAGTATCAGATTCATTGACTATTTGTGTTAATTGTTGAGAAGCTGGTTCTTCATTTTTGGACGCAATTTGCTGTGTTTCAAATTTACTTTCTGAACTTTGGCGTGGTGGAGATGAGGGTGGAGAATAATTCCCGAAGAGAACTCCTTGATTTTGAGGTGATTCTGCACTATAAGGAATGGCTTGTGTCCGTGTGTTTGACACCGTACCCATACATGATAGACAACGAGCTGTAGTTGTTCCAGATTCTACGTCTGTTCTATAGATAAATGTCGCATTTTGTTGTCCACATAAAGGACAATTACTTAATCTTCTATCAACCATAATTAATATATATATTATTTATATTAATTATTTTCTTGTTTTTTTGGTTTTACTAAAAGACATTTTTCTTCTTCAAAAAAGATTAATTTGTTTATAAATTATGAACCACACATTAAACATTCTTCCTCGTCTTCATCTAAATTGTTGTTTTTATCAGGCTCAATAGTAAATTGTTGAGGTGCAGCCTTGGCTTTTGTTCTTAAATAGTAAATACCAGTTTTGAGTCCTTTTTTCCAAGCATAAAAATGCATAGCAGTTAATTTATTATAAGTGGGTTCTTTCATCCAAAGATTAGTGCTTTGACTTTGACAAATAAACGCACCTCTATCAGCAGCCATTTCTAAAATATGTTTCATAGGAATTTCCCATACAATTTTATATTTATCCTTTAATGCTTTTGGAATTCCTACAACATCTTGAACAGAACCACTATGTTTGATAATTTGATTTTTAATATTATCAGTCCATAAACCTAATTCAATTAACTCTTTTAATAAAAATTTATTAATACAAACAAATTCCCCAGCGATAGTTCGTCTCACATAAATATTACTTGTAAAAGGTTCAAAACATTCATTATTCCCAAGAATTTGACTGGTAGAAGCGGTAGGCATAGGAGCGAGCAATAAAGAATTCCTAATGCCATGTGTTTTAATATTATTTTTGAGAGCATTCCAATCATATCTATCAGTTGGTGTAACATTCCACATATCAAATTGTAAAATACCTTGACTGGCGGGAGAACCTTGAAAGGTAGAATAAGGCTCTTTTTCTTTAGCTATTTCCATACTCATTTCTAAAGCAGCATGATACATAGTTTCAAAAACAAGTTTATTTACATTTTTAGCATCATTTGAATGAAAGGGAATATCCATCATAGCCAATGCGTCAGCAAGTCCTTGAACCCCAATACCTATAGGTCTATGTCTCATATTAGATCTTTTGGTTTTATCAGTAGGATAAAAATTAATATCAATAACGTTATTAAGATTATTAGTAACAACCTTAGTTACTTTGTGAAGTAATTCATAATCAAATGTATTTCTTAGTAAATTAAGTGTTGCTGAATATCCTCCAATTAGTTTATCACCGTGGTATAATATAGGAAGTGTGTCAACATTATGAGTTTTTTTAAATTCGTCAAAATCATCTACATTAATATTAGTTTGTTTAAATTCAATAGATTTACGTTTAAGTAAAGCTTTAAGTAAATCACACCATTTGCAATCATTTTTAGTGTAAATAGTAATTTCATCAGTGAAAGGAGATTTAGTATCGTTAACAAATTTACTGAGAGCAATAGAAGCTAAATTACAAACAGCAGTTTCATTTTCATCACTGTATTCAATAATTTCACACTGAGATGTTATTACACCGTTAAAAATACCCGCATGCCGCTTTTTTTCTGTAAAACAAAAAGTTTTATCAATTTCCCCATTATCTATAATTTTTGATATTTTTACAAATTGTGTAGCATTTCTTTGAGGTTTATGTTTATTAATAATCAATCGTTTTGGAGAAAATCCTAAATCAACTAAATTTTGTAAATCGTTTGATCCTACTAATAATCTCCATAGTTTTTTTGATTCATAATAAGTCGTCCCACCTTTTCCATCGGGCAAATAAGACAATCTTTCATTCATATTTAAAGTTACTTTACTTGCAATCCCACAAGTTTGTAACATTAATTTTATTTTTAAAAGAAATTCTTTATGAATACAAGAAATTTGTAATGCTTGATTTGTATTATTTTTTGCTATGCTTCCATCTCCGTCACAATATCCAGCAAACCAATCCAATTTACTTTTTAATGAATAATTCATAGGAACGAAAAATTTATCTTTTAAATCAACTGGTAAAGTAATGTTTAATTTATCATTACTTTCCTCACCTGTGGAGCGATAATCTAAATATTGTAATAATTTAATCTTTTCACCATATAATGAAATATGTGCTTTTTTTGTATAAGAAATTCCACAACAATGTTCGCTGACTTCATCATTTTTTTGATAATCTAAATGTCTTTTACAATATGATTTTCCTTTTAAAGATTTAAATTTACATTTTCGTTCTTTTTGATTATTGTTACAGTAAGTTCCATCAGCACTAAAAATACCATTAGTGTATGCTGATTTTAGTTCTTTTTTATTATCTATAACAGGATATTCACATTTAATAAGTTTCATATCTGGTTTCAGATTCTGAGCTTCTACAATAGTTACATTTTTACTTTTAATAACATCCTGTTTTGATTTTGATGTTGGGTATTTTGTTTGAATATAGAATTTATGATATTTTGTACATGTTAATTGAGCACCATCTGAAAATTCAATCGTTAATAGTTCAGCATTATCGTTAGTTTGTTTGACTATAACTTCGCTGAATTCTTTACCATTCCAAACATTAACGGGTTTATCTTTGAGAGTTTCTATTGTTTGATGACCTTTATCTGTTAATAATAATGTATCTCCTCGAACACAACACAAATTGGAGCTCTTTATAGTTCCTAGATTTTTTTGATTAGATTTTTGATTACAAGCATCTTTATAAAGCATATAAGGGGTACCTGTTTCAATTTGACTATCAAGAATTTTAAACCATAAATCTCTGGCTTTCATTGTTTTATTTCCTTTACCTTCTTTTTCATATTTTTTATATAATGTATCAAATTCATCACCATATACATCACTAAGTCCGGGACATTTATCTGGACACATAAGAGTCCAATCACCATTTTCACCGATTCTTTTCATGAAAAGGTCAGGTATCCATAAAGCATAAAAAAGGTCTCTGGCTCTGGCTTCTTCATCACCGTGATTTTTCTTCATTTCAAGAAATTCTTCTATATCACCATGCCAAGGTTCAAGATAAATAGCGAATGAACCGGCGCGTTTGCCACCTCCATTATGTATAATACCATTATGAATCATATAATTATGGGTTTTTTTCATTTGTAAATCGTATAATGTTCCTTCATATGTATTTTTTGTGATGTTTGATATATGCGTAAATATTAAATTATCATGAGTAAAAAATTTTGTAAATGTTCCTTTATCAATAGAAAATAAATCAGCTATAAGTTGTGTTTTTGGAATTCTTAAACAATAAGATATTTTTTTATTTTCAATTAGGTCACCATATTTACTAACGTGTTTTTCTCCAATTCTATTTCTGATATATCCACCAGATGGTATTTCCAATCTTAGTAACATATATCTAAGTGATTCTATTAATTGTTTTGATGTGGTATCGAATGTTATTTCATTAGATTTACATCCATCACTATCAATTAAACCTTTAATAATATATTTAATTTTTTCATCAGGTAAATTAATCCAATCTGAATGAACACGTTTTTCTTTTTGATTATTATATAATGATGTGTATCTAAATGGAAGATTTATTGCCTTATTCCATCGAATTCTGGTGGTGTTATTTTCCTGTGCAATATCATATCTAACATAATTATTTGTTAAATAATTTTTAATAAATTCTAAATTCGCTGATTTATTTGTTGAATGTAATGAAATATAGCAAGATGTTGATTTATTACTCATACAACCATCACCAAGAAGAAGACCATAAATGTAACAATCATCATTATTAAATTTTGGATTGTCTTTAATATATGATGGTTTTTTAAAAATAAGCATATCATTTGTTGTAAGTGATTTTGCTTCAACCCATTGAGGTTTAATTATATTTTTAATTAATCTATTTTTAATTGTTTTATAATTCAATCCTTTTTCTTGATTTTGAAGACAATATACTGGATGTTCGGGAGTTATAGTAAGGGGGGTAAAAGAGTTTGCACCATTTATAATGTATACATCACCAGTGTAAGAGTGTTCCAAAACATTATCAATTATTTCAGGACCATTTGTAGTAAAGATGGCTGTTTTTCCCGCTTCAACAAATTGAATTTCCTTAGGACCGTCTGTAGTGTAAATATAAGTTTCTGGTAAAACGCATTGGTCAACGTATCTTGCAGTATTGTTAAATACTCTTAACATAGGAACAATTCCGTTTGAAGTACCATTTGTTCCACGAATATGAGAACCAGCTGAACGAATATTATGAATATGCATTCCAATTCCCCCAGCCCATTTGGAAATAGCGGCACAATCACCAAGTGTATTATAAATTCCTCTGATACTATCACTTTCCATAGAAATAAGATAACAGGAACTTAATTGTGGTCTGGGAGTTCCGGCATTAAAAAGAGTAGGTGTGGCATGAGTAAAATATTTTTGACTCATAAAATCATATGTCTCTTTTACTTTATCTAATTCTCCATTGTGAATACAAATAGCAACTCTCATCCACATATGTTGTGGTCTTTCAACAATTTTTCCATTTATTTTTAATAAATAAGCTCTTTCAAGTGTTTTAAATCCAAAATAATCAATAAGATAATCTCTATTATAATCAATCATATTTTCATAATCATTATAATTTTTTCTGATAAGTTGAATTTGATTATCAGATAAAATAGAACTTTGATTATCGTGGATATCTTTAAATTGATATAATTTTTCACATATTTGTAAGAAATTTCCTTCTGTATTTTTATGACAATTTGAAATTAATATTTTGCTTGCTAATGTTCCATAATGAGGATGTGTAGTAGATAAAGAAGCACATTGTTGTGCAGTTAATTCATCAATAAGTGTAGTAGGAATTTCATCATAAAGTCTATCAATAATTTTTTTAGTTAATGAAGTAAAATTAATACTTAATCCATCTCCTAAACTTTTAACTCTATTTAAAATTTTATCAAATGAAATGCTTTCTTTCGTTCCATTACGTTTAGTGACTGTATCTTCTTGATGCATAATATGTATTATAATATTGTTATAATATTTTAAATAGTTTGTGCGAAATATTATAATTAAGTTAATTAATTAATTATAATATAATATTATATAATGAATATTTTAAATATATTAATAGGTATAGGTATGATTTTAGGTGTATTTTTTATAATATCAGGATATAAGGAAGATTTTACAGTAATGAATTTAGAAACTAAATTAAATCCAAAAAAAATAGAAAATCCTCCAAATTTTAAATTAAAAAAAGATATAAGTAAAACAAAAAAAGATTGTAATCCAGGATTTGATTGTAGAAGAGTAGGTTTTTATTGTTCTTTAATAGGTTAATCATCTGGAAAATCAACAGATTCGGTTCTTACTTTAATAACAATATTTTGTTTTTCATCTATTTTAGGACTAATATTAGAATCCATAAATAATATTTTAGTATCAGTTTTTAATTTAGTTAAAGAATTGGGTGTTAATTTTTTTTTAGTTTTTATTCTTTTTTTAGGTTTTCTATGTTCAAATCCAGTTTCTCTTTCTTTTAAAATAGTATCCCAAAGTTCTTTGAATTCTGGATAAACAGCTTTAAACCATTTTTTATTTCTTGGAACAAGAACACAAGAATAATCTTCTAAATACCAATAACAATTAGTAACCCAAGTCATATGTTTATTTTTTTCCATAATATCATCATACCATTTATCAAATTCTTTTTTGGATATATCTACAGGAGCATATTCATAGTAAGGTTTTTCATTATAAAAGAATTGAATAATGATTCCTTTTCTTTGCCCATTAGCAGTTCTTGTAAATGTATCACCGTCATTATTAAAATCGTCTTCATTATCATATCCTTTATAAACCGTTTCTAAGAAATCACATTCATTTAAATCCCAAACCTCCATTTGTAATTGCATTTGAATCCAATATTCTTTTTTGGGTGTTCCGGTTAATTTTCTTGAAATAGGATTTTTAACTTCAACTAATCTTCCATATAATGGACTATCTTCTTTGATATTAATACCATCTGGAGAAGCTCTTAGAAAAGCATATTTTTCATGTTTGATACAACCAAATTCACCAACATCTGTATTGAAATCAAATTCGTAATGCATAATTGATAAAGGTTCATATTTATGTCCATTATGAAAAGCACTATGTATGTTAACAGATTGTTTTTTACTCATATCAATATCTTTACATTTACCATAAATTAAATTATTTTTAGCAGATTGTGTATCAATAGCTTTCCATATATCACTTGCGGATAATCCTTGTTTTCGAAATTCAAACCATTCTTTAGTTAGTTGTTCAGGTTGTTCAACATTTTCATATTTTTTTAATAAATTTTTGATTTTGTTTTTATCATTTTTTTGAATAATACCAGTTCCAGAATAAGATCGAAAAGAATTATTTTTGTAAAAATAAATATTTATCGCATCTAATATATTATATTCCAAGTCGAATTCAGTATCTAATTGATTAAGTAATCCAAAATAAGTTTCATTAATAATTTGATATAAAGATTCACACATTATATTTTCAAAATTATATTCTTTATATAATTTTATATTATTATCGAGAAAGTCTTGAATAAAGTATGAAATACTCTCTTTAAATTCTTCAATGTCCTTATCAGTATAATTATTATGTTTTTTTTCTTCAATAATTAATTGATTTTGAATATCATGTAAATTTTGCAGGTCATTCCAATATGTAATCATTTCGTAATATATATATATTATATTGTTTAAATTAGTATCAATTTTATTTTTTTTGATTCTTTTTTTTAATTTTATTTTTGTTTTTCTTGATTTTTTTAGGTGCTAATGATTTAAGAGTAGAAGTTCTTTTATCACTACGTTTAAGAGTAAATTTATTTGTAGTTTTATTAAATATTAATGATGTAATTGATTTAATTGTGTTTGTTTCAATATCATAGACAACATCCTTTTGTCTTTGTAATTTTTTTCTTTCCAAACATTTTAATAAATAAATTTTTAAGTCTTTACTTTGTTCTTCATTTAATTTTTTTTCATCACTATACGTGATTACATATTGATTTATTTTTTTTAATTTACTTGCTTTACTTAATTTACTCCAAGGTTTATTTTTATTAGATTCTTTTTCATTTCTTAAAAATATTTCAATATTTTCAGTATTAGGTGTAGATTCATATATTTTGGAATTATGATTTAAAAGCATTGTTTGATATTTTATGTTTTGTAATTCTTGACATACTTCACTCATATATATATATATTTTGATTTAATTCTATACTATTTTTTATAAGATTATAATATATGAAAAAAATAGTTATAAATGGAAAAAGAAACATAGATGGTTTGACAAATAAAAAAAATAAAAAAAGAAAGGTAACTGAAAATATAGTTAATAAAAAGGTATTTGATAAAATATCACAAATAGAATATTTAAATAAATTATTTTTGGAAGAATATTATGATGGAATTGATTTCTTAAAACGAGAAGTGGAGAGAAAAATAAATGGATATAAAAATCAGGATGTAAAAAAAAAAATTTTAGATGAAAATAAAATCATAAAATATGAAGAATGTTTAGAAAAGTTAGTAATATCAAAATTAAAATGCTATTACTGTAAAAAAGATTGTTTATTGGCTTATGAAAATGTCAGAGAAGAGATGCAATGGACATTAGATAGATTAGACAATTCTATAGGACATAACAAAGATAATGTAGTAATTTGCTGTTTAAAGTGTAATTTAAACAGAAGAACATTAGATGATAAAAAATTCAAATTTACAAAACAAATGCGAATAATTAAAACATTTTAATATTGGTTTTATATATATATAATGAGTGGTTATGTACCTAAAAGAGTATCAAGCACAAGAACCGCAATGGGAACAACAGATCAAACTCCTCAAGGTTATGGTTCAGTAATGTTAGGAATGTTAAGTAGCGTAGGACGATCTTCAAGTAATTGGAGGGCAATTAAAAGAAGAAGTTATGTAACATCAAATCAACAAATTAATAAAAACAAATATAATTTACACACTGTAAGTAAGTTAAATATTGTATCATCAGGAGGTAATAAATATGTATTCAATAATAGTGATAGTTATGATGAAAATTTAAAATATAATTTATCTCTTGGTGGATATAAGATAACACATATTCCAAAAGCACATCCAATAGCTATATTAAATAACGGTAAAGACACAAAAATATCTTACCATGTAGTTGATAATGCACCAATTATAATAAAAGTTAGTGGCGGAAACACATCAGAAACAAGCGGAGATTTTTATATATTTAAAGATTCCAATGGTAATACATTACAAATAGGAAATGAATCATTTAAATTTATGAGAGGTAGAACATATAAATTCGAAGCTGATAATATTTCTACAAATCATCCATTTAAAATTTCTATGAACGGAGTAGATAAATTTGTAAATAATAATCTTGGAAACAATACTGGTATATCAGGTTCATCAGGTAGTATTATGATAACCATACCAAAAGGTCATAGTACAACAGCAGGAGATATTTATTATCAATGTGGTGTGCATAGTGGAATGAAAAAAAATCTATCATTACTTTATAAATCTGTAACAGGAACAACTAATGATGCTTCGTATGATTTTTATTACGGAGATGTAAACATTTCTGTAAATGGTAATTTTGATGAAGTAAGTGTTTATTGTTATTATCACGGATATATGGGCGGAAATAATATATTTAAGTATATACATTTGGATAATTTATAATTATAAAAGATTCTTGCCATAAATTGCTCTATGTTTAAGATTTTTAATAGATTTCATAAACATAATTTTTTTTTGTTTTTTTTCCCAATAATCTCTCCATTTTCTTTGAAACTTTTCTATTCCAAATTGTTTAATACCAAATAATCTATCATGATACAAATAACTTATACTAATTATACCTAATTCATATTGATATGGACAATTTTCCATCATATCCTCATACCAGGGTATATCTTCCACTATATTAAATGGTGGGTCTTGGTCTTCGTATTCTTCCTCATCACTATCACATATAGGTTGATCATCATAATATAAGAAGTTTTTCTTTTTCATAGAATTAATAATTTCCTGTGATTCATCAGAATCGTGCCCATTTAATTCACTCCATTTTCCAAATATAGCAACTCGTGTTCCAAGAGAAAATCCTTTTACTTCCGGATTAATTCTAAGCGTCATTATATAATTAATATAAGTTAAATATTAATTATATCAATTTTAAGCAAAAATAGTACCAATAAAACAAACATATACATTCTCTGGCATATTATATATTTTATAGTCAAATTTAATAGATTTTTTAAATGCTTTTTCTTGATAACGAATTGTATTTATTTTATAAAACCATTCACCACTTTTAACAATAATTAAATTATCATCATCTTTAACTAATTTATCAACTGTGTTTAATCGTGTTATAATGCTTGTAAAAAATACATTATTGTAAGGATTATATCCATCAATAGAAAATTGTTCATAATTATCATTGAATTTTCTCATTGCGTTGTAATATTGAATATTCATACTTATTTTTATAATTGAATGTAAATTTATGGAAAATACGCAGATACAGTTGAATCATATAATTTTGGATGTTTTGCAATATTATCACATAATTTTTGAATATTTTTTTCATTTTCGATAATATATACAGGTGCTAAAGGTTTTTGTAAAGAAAAGATACATTTTAGTAAATATTTTGTAAAATTAGTTTTACAAATCATAATACTTTTTGATAAAAAAACATTATTGTATAGTTTTTTTCTTTTTTTTAATTTTTTAATAAATATAATAATACTTTTAATATATTTAGTTGTTTTTAACCCCCTACCTTCTGAAGTAAATATGAAAGTATATGGAGTTTTTCGGTTATCATATGATTCCCATTTTTGTGTAAATTCAGTGAAATCTTTTTCATTTATATTATCAAGTTTTAGATTAATATGAATATTTGGAAACATAGTATCATTAAATTGAGCAAACATATATATATATATATTTTTATTAAGATAATTGTATTTTTTCTGCAATAATAATTTTATTTTTTTTATATTTATGAAAATATAAATATCCAATAGCAACTTTTCTTTTCCAGACATTTCTATGAATATCCCATTTTTTATTTTGAAAAGTTTTAAATTTATTACAAATTTTTTTATTGGTGTCTATTCCGTTAGAAACAGTTTTATACCATATTTTAAATTCTTTTTTTTTCTTTTTATCATTATCAATAGTTTTTTTTAATGCTTTAATTCTTGAAATTATTTCTTTATCAGCATCTTTTTTTTTAGCATATCTACAAGCTTCTTTATAGTAAGTTTCCCATAATCTTTTTTCTGCATATCCTGAGGAATTAGCTTGTTGAAAAGAAGTTTGGTAATTGATACCTGTATTTTGACATAATGGGCAAGTATTATGGTCAGTCCTAAACCAATGCATAATACAATTTGTATGAAACTTATGTCTGCATTCGGGTAACTCATAAATATTATCTATTAAATCTTCATGACAAATAACACATTTATCAAAATCTGTTATAGAAACCATATATTATAATATATTAATGCGTCTTTATTTCAAAAAGATAAAATAAATATTATTTAAATGAATAATAAAGTAAAATTTTCAAAATATGTAATAAAAAAATGGGAATCAAAAAATAACCAGAAATATGATAAAACTGAACGAAAAAAAGAAAAAATAGATATGAGGAAAAAGAATATTGAGGAGGAATTGATTGACAAACATGAAAAAATGCATAGTAATAAGAAAGACTTATCAAATCAAAGAATGGCAAGTAGAGATATGATAATTCAAGGATTAATAAATCCTTATTTATTTGATAACAATTATGTAACAGATATAAATAATCAAGATAAATTTTTAAGACCTCAAGATAGTAATTATAAACAGAAAATTCAATAACTATTTAAAGATTAAAGAGGAAGTGATAATATATGACTCATAAATTAACAACACAAAATGGTTTATTATTAAGCAAGTTATTAGAATTTTATAAAAAGGATGGAAATATGGAAAAAATATTACCGATTATAAATGGAGAATCAAATATATCATTAAGATTGATAGATTGGTTTGCTACAAATTATTCAAAAAAGTATTATACAGTATATCCTTTAACACAAAAAACAGGTGAAGAAAAAAGATTTAAGGTATATATTGATTACAAATTAAAATTAAAAGCATATTCTAAAAGAAGATTTGACCCTTTTTGTAGATGGGAAAGAATAACTATACCTTATGAGAACGATTGTTATATACAAACAACCATTGGTCAGTTAAATTTTTTTAGATGGGCTTTAGAAAATAAAATTATAAATTATATAGAACAGAATTTACTTCAAATTAATAATGATATGAATAAACGCAACAGTACTGCAAAAAACAGAAAAGATAAATCAACAACTAAGACAAGAAAAAAAAGAGAGGAACTTTCAATATCTGCGTCAAAAAGTATTAAAAAAGAACAAGTAGAAATAGTTGTGGATTTTAAGTAAATTAATTTTATATGTAAAGTATATATGAAATTATTAATTTTAGGATTAATTTCAATATTATTAGTATTAATTAGAATTTATTTTATAAATAAGGAAGGAATGGAAAATAAAGAAAAAGTAGTAGAAGAAGAAATAGATTTAAATAAAAGCCAGGCAAGAAATTATGGTATTTTGGCGAGTGTAACAGGAGAAGAAAAAATAAAAGATGGTGTTGAGTGGATAGATGTAGTAAAGAAAACTGATGGAAATATAACTTTTAAAGGTAAACCAGTCGATAAACAAATTCAAAGTACATCAGATGACATAGATATAAGAGCATGTAATGGTATGAATGCGGGTCAAGCGGAAGATGCTTGTGGTCAATTAGACCAACCCAATAATAAATGTGGTTATTGTGCGGAAACAAAGAAATTTTCATTTGCAACTTTAGATGGAAAGAATACAGCAGTAGATGTAGATTGTAATCCAAGAAAATGGACAATGGATGCGGGTAAATGCTCCGAATTAAGAGATAAAGAAATATGTGATGCGGTAAAAACTTGTGGAGATTTATATGGTGAAGCAGAAAAATTATGTGCTTGGTGTCCAACAACAGGAAAAGCGTTACCTGTGAAAAATATTGATGGTAAGCTTGTAACAAAATATGATACTGATGTTTGTCCAGCATCAGGAGGATTTAGTGGAAATTTATTATCCAAAGAAAAATGTGGAGCATTTTTAAAGGAACATCCGTGTATTACACCATATCATGCTTCAGGTCCTCATTCTGGAGAGTGTATAAAAAAATTATGGAATAATTCATGTACCCCACCTGGACTTATTGGTTTGTCTCAAGGGAAAAGTAATGATATAGATGCAATTGCGGATAAGATGGGTAAAGCGTATGGCTCAGATGGAGTCGCAGGTATAAAATCTTATTCAGACATAGGTGCTCAAGTCCAAGATTTTGAGAAAGGAACAAGAGATTCAAATTATAATGTAGCAAAATCAAACAGCGTAATATGTTATGGAAAAAGTAATTTAGACCCCTGTGATACATTATATGATAAAAACGGTATTCCTGATAGTGAATGTTTAAAACAAAAATATTTTGAAGTTGGTTGCACAACAGAAGGGACAGGATATGCTGCATTAAATGGAGGAAATTTAGCAAGTCATATAGAAGAAGTAAATACATATAATTCAACACAATTTACAAGAGATTCGACAACTGGTAATATATCTTATAGAAAGGGAAATAAAAAAGCAACAAAAGATTCATATTTTAAGAATTTATCAAGTTTAGAAAGTTTAACAATAAACGCAGAAGATTATAAAACTCGTCAAATTACATCAAAAATATGTTATGGTAAAGAACCACCACCCCCGCCTCCAATAAAAAAGGGAGATACTGTAACAGTAAGTGTTCTTGGAAGAAAATATGAAGGTATTGCTGTAGATGAAGGAACAATTGCAGGAGCAAAAAGGGCAAAAGTGTTATGGTATCAATATTCAGACTTTGACGGAAAAAATGTAGTAAAACGTGAATCACAAACAGAAAAAGAAAAGAATGTATTTGGTTGGCCAGGTGTTGCTCCAATAAAAAGACTTACTGCTTTAAATAGAGCTAATATAATAGGTTCGGGGGGATGGATAAATACAAAAAAATTAAAATTAAAGAAAAGTTGTTCCGATAATACATCGAGTTGTAATAAGACATGTAAAGATGTAATTAGAGAGATATCATTAAAATATCCAAGACCTTTAGATTGTGTTCAAAGTAGTTGGGGAGCATGGAGTAGATGTTCAACATATCCAAAAGACTGTGGTGGAGGAGAAATGAAAAGGACAAGAACAGTAAAATTTCAACCTCAATTTAATGGAAAACAATGTGGTCCTTCAGAACAAAAAAAACCTTGTAACACTAATCCATGTTTAAATAAGAACTTTAAACCACCTGATGTATTACCATTACAAACTAATAGGGTGGGTCCTCCATTTAAAGAAAATTTTAAAATAATGGAAGGAATGAATCTTAGAGATGTTAATGACCCATCACATAAAAGTTCAAGAAGTAAATTAGGTAAATGCCAAGGAGATTGTGATAGTGATAGTCAATGTAAGCCAGGATTAAAATGTTTTCAACGATCAGGATATACAAAAGTTCCTGGATGTGAAGGACGAGGAAAAAAAGATTGGGATTATTGTACAGATGCAGATTTAATTGATGATCCTAAACCAAAAGGACCTGTTTGGGCAAGAGGAAATGGAAAAAGAGGTGGTGGATATAAAGAAAAAGGATTTAGAGGACCCCTTACATTTACAAAAGGAGGATATACTTGTCAAAATTGGATGAGTCAATCTCCACATAAATCATCAACCAATTTAATTCCAAAGAAATGTGTAACAGGAAGATATTCAAAATCACGACCTTGCAAAGGATGGATAAGTAGATGGGGATGGTGTGGTTCCAGTTGGGCCCACAAATACCGCGGAACAAATTGCAATAAATGGTCGAAATATGCTAAGAAACATGGATTAGGAAATCATAATTATTGTAGAAATCCAGATGGAGAGCCAGGTGGAGCGTGGTGTTATACAACAGATAGACGAAAAAGATGGGAGTATTGTTAAATTTTATCTTTTTATAATTTAAATGGATAAAATTTATAAAGGCTTTGGTTGGGTATTAATTTATATTTGTACTTTTGGATTAAGTGATTTTTATGTAAAAAATTATGTAAAAACAAATAAAGATTTTATTTTATATTACATTTTTATAGGATTTTTAGGATTTATGACAATTTTTAGATAATAAAAAAAATAACATATTAATATAAATATGATTTTTGAAATAATTTTATTTCTTACATTTGCTTATTTTATTATGATAGGCTATAAGAAAAATGGTATCAAGGGCATAATGGCTGTTTTACTAACATATGGTATAATTTATTTAATGAGTATTACAAGTGAATCAATAATAAGTTATATATTGTTATGCGTAGTTATGTATTTTTATTATTCAAATGAAAATATTGAAGATTTTTTTCTGAAATCTTTAGTTTTATTTTCAACATTATTTTTGGTAGGATATTGGAGAATGACAGATAAAGAAGGTATGAGTGTAACAGCAAGAGGAGGAACAAAATTTATGGGTAAAATGACAGTAATAGATTGTCAAAATACATGTCAAAGAGAAAAAAAGTGTAAATATATACAGACACCTGCTGGTTCATCAAAGAAATATGATAAAGTAGATTGTCATATAGATGTTTTAGGAAGTGGGCAAGACCCCATAAAATCAGGACGATTTGACATTTGGAAAAATAAACTTTTCAAAAAACCTAATCCTTGTGATGAGAAAAAAAAGACATCAACAGGAAAAGATGGTAAGAAAGGTTCTGATTATAGGGGATGTATAAATTGGACAAAAAGAGGAATGCCGTGTCAGAAATGGACATCACAAATACCACATAGACATTCAAGATACCCTACAAATAGAAGATTTAAAAATAAGGGATTAGGAAATCATAATTATTGTAGAAATCCAGATGGTGAGTCAGGTGGTATATGGTGTTACACAAATCTTAGAAAAAAACGTTGGGATTATTGTTAAATCCAAGAACAATAGAGGGAGTAAATAATAACAAAATAAATAACAAATTTAATATATATAATAAATATATATATGAAAGTTTATCATTTAGGATTAATAATATTAGGAGTGATAATAATATTTACAATAATAAGTTCATATAAGGATATTTCTGTAAATGGATATAATAATATAGAAAGTTTAACAACAGATATAGAACAGATAAAAAAAAATAGAAAAGAAAGGGTAATAAAAAGTGCTCAAGTATGGCAACATAGATTATATCCCAGAATGAAAGGAACAGATGGGCGTGATATGAAAATGTTAGTGAAAGAAGGATTTAAAGGGGGAGAATTAAAACAGGAAAATCCTACAGCAGAAGCAGTAAATAATGAAGTGCAAAATAATATACAACAATGTGAATTGATAAATACTGCGGGTGATTGTACTTTATTAGCTACAAATGATTGTGGTTATTGTGTAAGTACAGATACCATAGCTGCTGGTGATGGAAAGAAACCTTTTGTTCATGCTTGTATAACATCAAATTGGAAAAGTGGTGAACCAGAAGACGGCGAATGGTTAGGACCAAATATGAAAGATAGTAAAGGTAGAGGAGTAGATTATTATTGTCAAAAGAAAAAAGAACAAAAAATATGTGCGAGTATGCCACAAAATTGTGGTGGTGGAGGAACTAAGGATGGTGTTAAATGTGCTTGGTGTCCAGCAACAGCAAAGCAAATTCCTGCAAAACAGGGACCAGATGGAGGATTAATACCAAAATATGAGGATGATGCGTGTAAATGGGTAGATGAATTTAAAAATAAGAAATATCCTACATCAAAAACGAAATTTTTAGGTTGGTCACCAAATAAGGGTGGTTATCCTAAAAGAGGTAAAATGGGTAGTGATGGTATTATGACACCAGCAAATAAACCTTATGGAGCTCCATTAGATACAGGAGAAGGAGATTGTGATAGAGATGAAGATTGTGGTTTCAATAAATTGGGACAACCTTTAAAATGTGGTCACGACGGAAGAAATGTAAAAAGAGTCACAGGAGCGGATGGTAAAGAGTTAAAACCGAATGCGGGATATAAAGATTATTGTTATGATCCTAATCAATGGCCATTCAAAGGTTCTTTAATAGAACCGGGAGATTGTGAAAGATTTGGTCAGATGTTTCCTTGTGTTTCTAAAAATATGAATACAGGTCCTCATAGTGATAAATGTTTGCAAGATTTATGGCAAAATGCCAGTTGTACAACAAAATTTTCAAATTCTGATGTAGGACCTGTACAAAAAACAAGATGGAATTCAACTGGTTATAAAAACACTCAAAATAGTATGAATACTTTGAGTAATGATGCGTTGACATCTAAAATATATAAAAAAGCAAACGAGGAACATAAAAAATGTTATGGAACATCATTAAATCCTTGTGATAAAGTAAGAAATTTTAGTCCAAGACCTGAGGAATGTTCTCAACAGTTATATAATTCAACTGGTTGTAACAAAGAAGGAAAATTAAATCCTAAAAATATAAGTGGAACAACTCCTTATGTTACAAATACCTGGATACAAGGTCAAAAAGGTGGTTGGTCACAAGATCAATATAAAAATGAATTATTAAAATTAAAAAGAGAAACAAGAGCTGGTATAATTAATCCAGATATGTCTAATTTTGATGATACAGTTGATTCCAGTTTAAAATGTTTTGGAAATAAACCTAATATACCATTTGATAAACCGTGTTGGAAAGATTTTTCATTAATAATGAAATGTGTTAATGGTGTAAAATTAATTGGTACAAATAGTGATGATAAATCATTATCTTTTGATGGTGCAGCAAATTTACAAAGTTTATTAGCAGAAGGAGATAAAACATATTGGAAAAATAATTTTAATTGGGTAAATGGTGGTAAATTTGGTAGATTTTTAATAACTAAAGAATTATATGAGAAAAAATATTTCCCATTTTGGAATTTTATTAAAGTATCAAAAGATTATTGGAAAAATAATTGGACAGGATTTGGAAATAGATTGATTAAAAGTAGGCATATTTCAAGAGGTGTGGAAAAAGTAAAAGCAAAATGGTATGGTTGGACACCAAAAAATAAATATCCATTGAAAAAGGGAGAAGGAGATTGTGACTCTGATGCAAATTGTGCTACTGGATTAAAATGTCATCAAAATCCATCAAGTTTACCTGGTATAGATAGTAATAATGTAATGCATTCCGGGCGTGATTTTTGTTATGACCCATTAGATGAGGAATTAGAAAAAGGAAATATGTTAAAATTTACACAAAGTTCATCAATGAAATCTTATATAGGCATTTCAAATAATAAAGAACAAGCAGAAAAAGAGGGTAAATTTTTTATTAAAAATAATGATTTATATTTGACTAAAAAGGCTTTTGATACGCAGAACTTTCCATATTGGTCATTTTTACATGCCGCAGATATGTTTGGATATTAATAATATTTTTTAAATAACTTAATAAAGATAATTTAGTTATTTAAAATATCAAATGGGTAATACAAAATCAGTAAATAAGGTTAATTTCGAAGATGTACAATATGCAATTAATCAATCAAATAGTTGTTTAATAATAAACACATTAAAAAGTGACGAACAATCTTGTTTAATTAAAAAAACAATTTCTATTAATATTGAGGAAAAAATAATAAATGAATATTTGACTAATAAACCAAATGTAAATATAATAGTATATGATAAAAATGCAAATGCACCAAATTTAATGAAAAAATATGAACAATTATTAAATTTAGGTTTCGCAAATGTATATATTTATCCTGGGGGATTATTTGAATGGTTATTATTACAAGATGTTTATGGAAAGGAAGATTTTCCAACATCAAGTAATGAATTAGATATTTTAAAATATAAGGGAAAATCAATGTTCACAACATATTTAATAAAAGATTTGGATTAAAAAATAGGCATTCCATTTTGTAATATATCATCAATATTTGAATTATTAAATATATTAACAGACAAATTTTTAATAAAAATTTTTATAGTATTAAACCAACCATCAGGTATATCATTGATAAATTCTTGATTACCATTTAAAGTTAATATAGGTGTATTTTCATTATTTAACCAATTTTCATGATATGTATGACAATTTTGTAAGTAAGATAAGGGTATTGTTTCTCCTTTTCTATTTCTTTTTATAACTCTTTTTTCACATATTTCAGGATTTGTTTTTACATAAATAATACCTGATATAGGAATATCTTTAACAAATTCATCAAACCATTTTAGATAAATATTATATTCTATTTCTTCTATTTTATTATCATCATATAACATTTTTGCAAAAATTTCTTTATCAGTAAATATAGACCTCTCAGATATAATTATAACATTTTTATTGGTTTTTAAAACTTCCTTTATTTGATGTATTCTTGATATATAAGCCATCATTTGAAAAGAAAATGCATATTTTTTTTGATTTTCATAATATTTTTCAATTATATTTTTTCCATGTTTATCTTTTATATTTTCCCATACTGAAACTGGTTCTTGTAAAAAGACTATTTTTATATTATCAATATTATTAATGGTTTTTTTTAATTTTTTTACTAAAGTAGATTTTCCTGAGCCAATATTTCCTTCTATTGTAAAGATATAATGCATATTTAATATATTTAATTATTAATATTTAATATGATTTTACTAAAATTGAAATGATATTAAATATATAAAATTATAGATATTAATAATGGATTTAACACAACAGAAACTTACTAAAAGCGAATGGGAATATCTCGAAGTTCCTGTAAATGTAAAGGAACAAAAAATTTTAAATTTAATATATAAGGGTTTTAATAATATAAATCGAACTTTTAATGAATCTAAAAGTTTGTTAGGTTTTATGAAAATAACTGAAAATAGTGATGAAAATTTTCATTTATATTTATATGAAAATTATTTTAAAAAAATTATAAAAAAAATAATAGAAAAATACAATTTATCCTTTGATATAAAAAAAATTTTAAAAAATGAAAGAAAAATGAAAAAATTAAAGCAAAAAGATTTGATAAGATTAAAAAATAGTTCAAAAAAAATAGATGAATTAAAAGAATATGTTTATGAATTTATTTTATTACATAATATATCAAATTTCTTTAAAAAAAAATTATGTAGTCAAAGATATTATACATTAACACAATTGTTAAAAAATTCGGTATTGAATATAAATAAATATGTTTTAAAATTTACTGAATTTGTAATTGAAAATTACAAAGATAAAATAAGTAAAGTTGATTTAATAAAAAATGCATTAAATAATATTGAAAAAAATGAAACCGTATTTAAATTTAATGACATGAAATTATATCATCATCAAAAGGAATTATTTACAGCTTGTAAAAGAGATAATGCAAAGTTAATATTATATCAGGCTCCAACTGGTACAGGAAAAACTATGTCTCCAGTAGGATTAGCAAAAGGAAAAAAAGTAATATTTACTTGTGCAGCAAAACATATTGGATTACAATTAGCAAAAGCTTGTATATCTATGGAAATTCCTATTGCTGTAGCTTTTGGTTGTAGAGATGCAGGGGATATAAGATTACATTATTTTGCTGCAAAAGATTATGTTAAAAATAGAAGAACCGGTGCGATTTTCAGGGTAGATAATAGTAATGGTGAAAAGGTCCAATTAATAATTACAGATATTCAATCATATTTACCAGCGATGAATTATATGTTGGCATTTAATGATGAGAAAGATATAATTTGGTATTGGGATGAACCAACAATTACATTGGATTATGATACTCATGATTTTCATACAATATTACAAAGAAATTGGCAAACAAATTATATTCCAAATGTTGTTTTATCATCCGCTACTTTACCCAATATGGACGAAATTTTACCAATGACCGCAAGTTTTAAAAGAAAATTTAATACAAATAATGTATCAGAAATAGTAAGTTATGAATGTAAAAAATCTATTCCAATTTTAGATGCGGATGGAAATATAGTTATGCCACACTATATTTATGAAAATTATAAAGATTTAAAAAAATGTGCAAGACATATTGAAGAAAATAAAACAATTTTGAGGCATATTGATGTTAAAGAAATGGTAAAATTTATTTGTTATGTAAATAAAAAAAAATATATTAATGAAAATTATAATATTGATAATTATTTTGAATCTGTATCGGATATTACTATAATTAATTTGAAAATATATTATTTAAGATTATTATTGTTAGTAAAAAAAAATTATAATGAAATTTATAATTATTTTCAGGAGAAAAGAAAGAAAATGTATAAATCTGTTATTAAGATTACAACTAATGATTCATATACATTAACTGATGGACCAACAATTTTCTTGACAGAAGATGTTGAAAAAATGGCATTATTTTATTTAAAAGTTTCAAAAATTCCAATGAAAGAATTAGATAATATTATGACCGTAATGAATAGAAATGAAAGATATATGTTAGATTTGGAAAAAGTAGAAAAAGATGAATTACATAGAAAAGATAAATTAGGTTCTGAACAATTAGAAAAAGATAAATCAAAAAATAAAACTTCTACAGATTATAAAGCAGAAGAAGAATATAGAAGAAAAGTCGCTGAATTAAAAAGTAAAATTAATAGAATTGAATTACCTAAAAAATATATCCCAAATAGTAAATTTCATATTAAACAATGGGCTTTGAATGAAGATACAGAAAATGTATTTACAAGCGATATTGATGATAATACAGTATCAGAAATTATGTATTTAAATATTAATAAAGAATGGAAAATTTTATTATTGATGGGTATAGGTGTATTTGTAAAACACCCTGATAAAAAATATATGGATATAATGAAAAAATTAGCATCAGAACAAAAATTATATTTAATTATTGCCTCTTCTGATTATATTTATGGAACTAATTATCAGTTTTGTCATGGATATTTGAGTAAGGATTTAAATAATATGACACAAGAAAAAATGATTCAAGCTTTTGGACGAGTGGGAAGAAGTAGTAGTCAAAGTAATTATACATTAAGAATTAGAAATAATGAATTAATTTTAAAGTTATATACAAAAGATACTAATAAACCTGAAGTACGAAATATGAATGTATTATTTGGATAATTTTAACTATGAAATCCATTTGTCTTTTATATTTAATCTTTTTTTTTTATCAGTTGTCCAATTTACTTTTATATTTTTTGGACTATTTTTCACAGTTTTTTTATTTATTAATCTTTTTTTAATATTTTCCTTAATAAGTATTTGTGCAAATTTAGCTGACATAATAATATATATTAATGTAATAAATATTATTTTAAATCAATTTAATATTCTTCCCAATCATATTTATTACCTCTAGTTTGTACTTCATCTATACAATTTTCCCCATATAATCTCTTTAAATAAGTTTTTGATTTATTGGGTATTTTAACTAAAATTTTATCAAACTTTACTCTTTTTAAAGGAAACAATTCTGTTTTATTAATACTCCAATTGTGTCTATCACAAAAATGGTCTAAATAATTATTATCTTTATTTATTTTTTTTACGCAAATATCAATATGTAATATATTATAAATTGAATATAAAAGTCTATACCAGGAGGAAGTTAAAGAAGGATTATCATTTTTCTTACAATGATAATTTTTATCATTATTAAGAATATAAATCATTGCCTTTTCAATTAATTCACTATTATTACCATTATCAATAACAGCTATGTCAATATCGTCATCCCAAGGAATGAAACTATTGTTTCTAACACATCCTAAAAGAGAACCATAATCTAAAAAGTATTCAATATTATACATTTCGAATACACTAATTATATAAGATAGTAACTCAAATAAATGACTTTTACAACATTCATAAATAGGATCTCTAGGATTTTTTGAATAAGGAAAATGACATTTTTGTGTATTTTGATTACAAGGACTTTTATTTATTATAGATTTATTTTCCATATATAATAAATTATACTAAACTAATAAAATTTAAACTAATTTTCCACCTTTTGCTAAATTATCTTTTGCCCATAAAGGCTGAAGATTACTGTAATGAAAGCATTTTTTTTGCTCTTCTTCACTCGTTAAATCAAACGAACAACATGGTATTCTGTGATCTATATGCCAAGCACCGTGATTTTCCCAAGTCATTCCTTCTGTAAATTTGGCTTCCAAATAACCCATCACAAAAGAAGGAGAAGCTCCTATTAAATCCATCGTTCTACAGTTTTTTTTTGCGTTTTTTCTTGTTAAAGCACTCAATAATCTACTCCTCATTGTTTTGGTTAATTTAAATTGGGGATCTATTTTTTTTCGTTTTTTTTCATATATTAATTGTTTTCTAGTGATTTCTTTTCTATTTTTCTTCCTATAAGCAACTAAACAATCTTTACAATCATTTCTTAATTTATCCCAATGTGTTTTAGATTTATTATAATTCGTTAATGGTTTCCATTCTTTACAAGTACAACAATTTTTTCCAATGATTTCATTAACAGTTTCGTGTAATACCCTATGTTGAGAAGGAACCCCTTTAACATTATCGGTAATTTCATTTTCTTTTTTAATAGTTTCCCAATTTAAATTATCATTTTCAGTCTTATCTCTTGAAAATTTATTATACATTTTTACCCTTTCTTTATTTTTTGCTCGCCACTTTTTACATATTTCTCTACAAGCAGAACATTGTTTTACAATTCTATCATTTTTTGCTTTGAATTCGGTTTCATCTTTTTCTTTTCTACATTTTGGACACTTCATATAATTTATAATATAAATATCTTTTTAAATTATTATATTATATAATTAAGAAACCACTTTTCATTTACCAACCCAACCTCATCTGAGTCGAAGGACCAAATGAAGTGTTGCCTCTTTTTGGATGTTGTAATCTGAGAGCGTTCTACCGTCTTCCAATTGTTTACCAGCAAAAATTAATCTTTGCTGGTCAGGTGGAATGCCTTCTTTATCCTGAATCTTAGATTTAACATTTTCAATAGTATCAGAAGGTTCAACATCTAAAGTAATAGTTTTTCCAGTGAGTGTCTTAACGAAAATCTGCATAATATAATATAAATTATAGGTATTTATTTAAATAGTTTAATAAATTAAAAAAGCTTCATTTGTTTTCTGTAAATAAACATAATGCCAGCAATGATAAGCCCGATACCAGTCATCATATCCATAGTAATTTTTTCACCAAGTAAAACAACAGAAAAGATGGCATTAAAAATAAGTAATGCGGATTCAGCAATGGGTGTAACAAAAGAAGCATCATATTTTTCTAAAAGATAATAATTAGCCATAATAGCTATCATAGCAATAACACTAACAATACCTCCCCAAATAACAACATCTTTTAAAAATAATTTGCTATCTTTTTTATATTTTTTTGGAAATCCATTAAAATAATAATGTTGTATTAAAAAAGGAATTGCTATGATTCCACTGATTAAATATCTTAAAAAAGTAAAATAATAATGTCCTAATTTATCAACAGCACCTTTTTCTAAAATAGGTTTTAAAGCCCAACCTCCGCCATTTATAGCGAATAATAATAAATCTTTCATATACATTATGTAATGATAATTATATATTTCGAATTAAATTAATTTGATCTAAAATATTTAATTTTTTTTCATCTATCCATACAACTTCATTAAAAGAATATTTGTCACCAAGTTCATTGCATATTTTAATTTGTAAATAATAAAATTCATAATCAGTCATAGGAATATGAGAATACCAATAATATTGATTTTTAAATGAAAAATTATTATAATTATACCAAAAATTAAAAATAGGTATATTAGAAAATTCTCCAAAATATTTTGGTATTAGTATTCTATTTTGAATCATTTTTGTTAAAGATAAATTTTGATAAATATTAATTTTTTCTAATATTTTTTTTGATAATATAAACATAAAATAACTGGTAGGATAACTTCTGCCATTTATAAGTTGTATTTTTTTCCAATTATTTATAAAAAAGTTATACATACTAACATCGCTATAATTATCTATTTTTTTAAAATGTGATAATTGTTCATTTATAAAATTATCCAAATCTTTTTTATCATAAGATTTATTATTAATATTGGTAATGTAATTTTTTATAAATATAAGTTTTTCTTTATTATTTGTAATTTTGTTAGTTTTCTCTTTTAAATCTTTAAAATAAGGTTTTTTATAGTGATTATAGTGATATATAGAAGAGCGGTAATGTGGTATTTTAATTTTAATACATGATTTTTTAATATATTTCAAAACTTCTTTATTATTTAAAAATCCCCTATTAGTTTCAATATTTTGATAAATAAAAATATCGGCAGTTTTTAATAAATTTAAATGTTCATCGGTAAAATAAGTTTTATCCTGAAGTGACGATTTTTTTCCATTGGCAACATTACCATAACCTATATAATTGTTAATGCAAATATAATAGGGTAAATAATTTTGTTTAATTTCAGTATATTGTATAATATTTCTTCTAATTTCATTAAAATGACAATTACCAAATAAAACTAATTTTTTCTTTTTTCTTGAATGTTTATAGGAAAGCATATAATAAATTATAAATATTATAAATTAATTTTTATAATTCAATATCATTATTTATATAGTTATATTTTTAATAATTTTGTCAATAATTACAGTTCCGTTAGTATCAGTATTGTGTAAATGTTTAATTTTGCTAATATCTACAGAAAGATTGTTAATTTTACGACATTTACTATTAGAATGAATTTTAAGTTGATAAGCTGCTTGTTTTAAGATTTTATTATTAATTTTAATATTATTTGGATTTTTTATAATTAAATGAGGCGAAGAAAAATTAGATAAATGTAACCAATAATCATCAGGTTGTGATTCGTCTATAATTTGTTGATTTTCATCTTGATTTTTTCCTATAATGAATTGGAAATTTTTAAATGTTATAAGAATCATAATGATTGTACTAAATACATAATAAAAGTAAATCAATTTTGAAAATTTATAAATTATTTAATATATTTAATTTTTCTAAAATAGTTAGTTTTGAAGATATGGAACTTGAAATACATTTTTTAGTTAAATTGGGGTGTTTTTCAATTCTAAAAAACTCTCTCCATATTTTTTTTTTAACTTTTCATTAAATCTTTCTAATTCTTCTTTTTTTGTTTTATCTGGTTTCATTTTCATTTTTAAATTATATCTTTTGTCATCTATACGTCTATCAAATGTTAAATGTGGAGTATTTCTAAAATTTTGTATTGTATAATATGGAGGTAATTCTTTTTCTACTACAATATCATTTTCTAAATTATATATTTTTTCTTTTATTTGTTCTAATTTTTCTAAAATAGTTAATTTTGATGATTTTGAACCAGAAATGAGTTTTTTTTGCTTAGGATGTTTTTCAATTCTAAAAAACTCTCTCCACAAATTTTTTTCTTTATTATAGCATTCTTTATTATAATTTACGTATTTGGGCATCATGTCTTGGGTAATTCCTTCTGGTAAAGATATTGCTGTTTTTTTTCTGTCTCTTTTTGTTCCAAATTTAATACCTTTTGAATTTTGTTCTTGTTGTTTTCTTGTTGCTATTCTTAGATTTTCATATGTATTATTAAATGTATCTTGGTCTATATGGTCTACGCTTATATTTTTTGTTCCTTTACCATTTCCATAGCATCCAGTAATAATTTGATGAATATATAAATTTTTAAAATGTGTTATAATATAACCATTATTATTATTATAAAACGTACATTTTATTCCTTGTTTTTTTTCAAAATCTAAAATTTTTTGATATGAAAGATGACATAATTTACAAATTGTATTTGGTTCACAATACATTAATATTGTATTATCTTTAGTTTTCCATATTGGATTTTTAACAGAATAAGCTGATTTACCATTCGTTTTATAATGACCTAAATTATAATCAATAATTTCATATTTGCTTTTAATTTGGTCATGAAATTTATGAACGATACTAATATTATTACGTCTTAAATCAAATATGTTTTTATTTTTAAAGATGTATTTGATATTTTTATCATTAAAATTAAATAAGAATTCTAAGTAAGAAATTTTTTGCTTATTTCGCATATAATAAGGATACTTACAATCATCCGTTAAACGTGTAAATGTTCTTTTATGATTAATAATTTTAAATAAATCTTCAAAATCTATTAAAATATTTTCATTATTAAAATTAATTACACCACAGTTAAGGTCTTTATTATAGTTATATGAAATATTGAAATTCATATTTTATAATATAATATATGAATTATTCTTTAAATCAATTTATTCAAACTAATTAAAATTTTGATTAGTTAAATTTAATTACTGTAAGCCAAACCTCCCATACCACTCATGACACGAAGGACATTGTAGTTAGTGGCATAGACACGGACCTTGGCGGTCTGTGTTCCACCGATAGCGGCGGCGGATACGACAAGCTGAAGAGTGGCGTTGTCGATGCGGGAGAAGTTGCAAGTTCCAGATGGCTGGTGCTCCTCAGGGCGAAGTGCGAATGAGTAGCAGTTAATACCGGTGTCTGGGTTGCGTGTGTGGTGCTGGAAAGGCTGGACGAGATCGAAGTAGGTGCCTTCACGCTCAGAGAAGCGGTCCTGTCCGTTAAGCTGGAGCTTAGCGGTTACGACAGGGTTCTCACCCCAGCAGTGCATGTTAAGGGCAGTCTCAGCGAGGACGAAGACACCAGCGTCAGAGACACCGTTACCGGAGCCGGGAGTAGCGCCGCCGGCAGGGACCTGAAGGTGACCGCGGTCCTCCTGGTTTGTGGTAGCGGGGACATTAGTCTGGGCTCCAGAGATATCATAGACAGCGACATCACTGAAAAGACCGTCGGTAATAGTATCCTTAGTCTGGTCAAGAGAGCCGAAGGCAAGGACGGAGTTGGGGAGAGCGTCAATGGCATCGGTGTAGTTGAATGGCTGGGCACCAAGAGCCTTGTGCATAGTCTTGCCTCCAATGAAGGAGTCACAGTAAGCGACGTGCATATCAGGCTGGACAACCCAGACAAGCTCCTTACAAGGATGATTGAAATTGAGCTTAATCTTGTTAGAAGATGAACCGATGGACTCATCGCCAGTGAACTGAAGCTGCTCAATGAGGTACTCATGTGGGTTCTGTGCCATGCGTCTGCGCTCGTCGGTGTCAAGGAAGACGTAATCGACGTAGAGAGAAGCGGCTACGAGTGACTTGGCGTAAGAGTTAGTGGTCTTCTGTGAGCTACTGGTTTCGTTAAGAGCTTTGACGGCGAAAAGACACTCATCAAGAGGACGGAGCTCGATGTTAATCTTGACCTCGTGGTATTGGAGGGCAATAAGAGGAAGAGCAAGTCCTGGGTTGCGGCAGAACCAGAACTGAAGAGGAACGTAAAGAGTTGTCTCAGGGAGAGCCTTGCGAGGGGCGCAGACAGCCTCAGGGACAGAGGCAGCACCGCAAGCAGTTGCGACATCAGCGAAGGCTGGGTCGGTAAGGTAGGTAAGCTGAGTGGTCTGTCCGACCATCTTGTGGTATCCAGCCTCCTGCTCACTTGTAAGTGTAAGCTGGTTCCAGATGTGCATCCAGTCACCATACTGACGGTCGATGCGCTGACCACCAATCTCAACCTCAACCATTGAAATCATCTGCTCTCCGGGGCAGTCAAGCCAGCGGGCATAGTTGCCCTCATCGGTAGCGGCATCATCCTGGTTGATTTCAGGGAGTGTTACCTGAAGGTATGTTCTGTAGGCAAGGTCACCATTTCTGGAGACAGTGCACTGGACACGGCGACCGAAATCAGCCTGTCCGTTAAAAGTTTGTTCAATAGATTCCATTGCGAAATTTGTGTGTCTGCGGTAGGTAACCTTCCAGAAAGTAATCTGGGGATTTCCCGTAAGATAGACGTCTTGTGCGCCGTAAGCTACTAGTTGCATTAATCCACCACCCATGGTTATACTATTGCTAAAGAAAAAAAAATTTTGATAAATTAATTAATTAATTAATTAATTTATTATATTATTTGATTTTATTAATGTCTAAATTCTCCATCATAAAGCGTTTAAGGTAAGCATCTAATAATACTTCTTTCTTACCTTCGTGGTTTTTAGTAAATATATATGCGTTCTTCTTTTTTTTTACAGCCCAACCTTTATCTAAAGCATTGTATATAAAAATCATTTTTTGCAATAATATACAGTCTATTTTTTTATTTGTTTCTATATTTATATCTACATCCATATATATGATTTTAAGAAAAACAAACTAAAATTACTACGGATTAATGTTTTTAATTATTTTAAATTTAAAAATAAAAATGAAATATATTATAAATCATATAATAATGCCTAATTTCAAACCTAAGGCGAATAAAAAAATTAAAGTAAGTAAAAAATCAACAATTACGTTAGATAGTAAACATAATCAAAAAATGAATGAATTTAAGAATATTCAAGAAAAAACAATACCAGATTTGTTAAAAAGAAAGAAATTATTAAAAAAAAAATTAAAAAAAATAACTAATATTGAAGAAATATTGAATATTAAAGATGAAATAAAATCAATAAAAAAAAAAATATGTAAATTAAAAATGAAAAAAGATGATTATTTATTAGAAAATTCAGAAATTATATTTAATTATTTTGAAAAAAAAAAGAAAACAAGTGAAGGTATTGATATAAATAAAAAAAAGATTTTACATTCATTTTTTAATCCAAATAAAAAAAAAAATATTAATAAAGTGAATGAAACAACAAATATTGATAAATATCTTACAAATTTGGATGAAAAACACTTAAATATTAATAATTATATGATTAATTATGAAATATGTGAAAAATGTTCTGGAGAATGGATACAAGTGGATTATAAAGGATTAGTAATATGTAATGGTTGTGGAATACAAAAACAATTTTTGGTTGAACATGAAAAACCATCATATAAAGAACCTCCTAAAGAAGTTTGTTTTTATGCTTATAAAAGAATTAATCATTTTCGTGAAATTTTGGCTCAATTTCAAGCAAAAGAAACTACCCAAATTCCTGAACAAGTTATTATTGATATTAAAGAACAAATAAAAAAAGAAAGAATTACGCTAAAACAAATGACAAATAAAAAAGCAAAAGATATTTTAAAAAAATTAGGGTATAATAAATATTATGAACATATACCATTTATAAAAGATAAATTAGGTATAAGACCTCCTATAATGTCGCCGGAATTAGAAGATAAATTATGCAATTTATTTATGGAAATTCAAAAACCTTATGCAAAACATTGTCCTGATGATAGAGTAAATTTTCTAAATTATTATTATGTTCTTTATAAAATGTGTGAATTATTAGATGAAAAAACATTTTTGCCTTTTTTTCCTATGTTAAAAGATCCAGTGAAAAGAATAGAACAAGATGAAATATGGAAAAAAATTTGTAAGGAATTACATTGGGAATTTGTTTCAACTATTTAAATACATAAACCCTTACGACGATGGTCTGAAATATGTTTTCTTGTTGATTCGTGTCCGCATTTTTCACACGTTACTCGTTCTTTTGCCTTTTCTGCATTATTAATTCTATATTCAGCTCTTTTTTTCTTTCCTTCTTCGGTTTTCTCATATGCTGCTTCAGCATTTCTTCTGGTTTCGTAATTTTTTGCTCTATATAATTTACATTTGTCGGCATTTGACATATCATTTTTCGCAGGAATAGAATTCATAGTTCCCATAGTATTTATATATTCTTGTTCTAACTGTTTTGCTTCTTCTTTTGTATCCACAGTACAAAGTACAGTATGTCCGTTATTTATTTTTTCATAAGCTTCTTCTCTATTATATTTATCTCTAATATACTTGTAAAATTTACAAGGATAATGTCTTGCGTTTGGGTTAAAACAACGAGTGCGGTGGTCTTTTAAACGACGTTTCGTATTGTTAGTAGAACCAACATAAACTTGTCCATCAATATTGATGGCATATACGTGAAATCTTTGTTTCTTTGGCATATTTATAATAGTTATAATTAATATAATATTTAAATCAATTTTATATTAATATTTTATAACGAATTAGACGAGTTTGTCGTAAGGGGAAACCTACATTCGTGGAAAGCCGACAAGATTTGCCCCGATACCGAATCCGGCACCACTTCTGGCAGAAACAGCCATAGCTGGAACGTATGTATCAAGAATTGAGAAGGTAGCGGCTGCGGTAAGTGCAATAAGTGCTACTTCATCAAGGTTAAGAGATTTCTTAGGAATGGCGTAGGCGGCAAGTGCAACCATAACACCCTCAACAAGATATTTAACGGCTCTGCGAATAAGTTCGCCTAAATCTATCATCTGTGCTAATTTTTGAAGCATTTATAAATAATAAACAGAAAAAAATATATATAATAAATTAAAACTTAAAAATGAAATTAGTTAAAATAATATAATATGTCAAAAGAATCATGTATTCACAGATTAAATCCAGATGGAAGTGAAAATACTAAGTATGTTGATTTACTTGAGGAAGATAAACCTATTTCGGGTCAGAAATTTGTTTGTGTAAGTTTTGTAAGTCCTGAAAATATTTTAAAACAAAAAAATCACTTTTTATTTCAAGAATTCCTAAAACATTATGATTTTTCAAAGAGTACCCAAAAATTTTCTCAATTTTTAAATTTTTTAAGTTATAAATATGAATTTAATTTTGAAGATGTAATGAAAGATTTTCAAGAATATATGAAAACAGAAAATGAAACATTAAGTGAGAATCATGTTGCGGATGAATATAAAAATTTCTTAGATGCTAATGAAGACAGATTAAATGATGAATTTAATAAAGAATATAATTTTCAAACATCTACCCGTGGATTAAAAATTCGAGGAACCTATTCTACTCAAGAAGAGGCAGAATTAAGATGTAAATTATTAAGAGAAGTGGATCCTAATCATAATGTCTATGTAGGTCCAGTTGGAATGTGGATGCCATGGGAACCTGAAGCTTATAAAACAGGTAGAGTTGAATATATGGAAGATGAATTAAATCAATTGATGAGTGAGAAAAATAAAAATGAGGCTGCAGCAAAACAAGAATTTGAAAAGCGAGTTGTTGAAGCAAAACGTAAAGCAATTGCGGAGAATAAAAAGATTGCCAAGAAAACAGGTAACAAATTAACTCAAAATATTAACAAAGATGGACAATTAGTTGGAGTAAATAATACAATAGAAAATGCATTTGATAATAAAGATGTTACATCAGCAGATATTCGTAAAGAGTTATTTGAAGGTGATAATGTAAAAAGAGGAGGGGGAGTACAAGATGCTATTGATAGAGGATTAATAAAACCAGATAATATTAAAATCACTGAGAAAAAAGATTAATTTTTAATAATTAAATAAAAATTATTAAAAATTTACCATTTACTTTTTTTTACATTAATTGTTGGTCCTTTTTTACCTGAATTTGGGTCAAAATCCATTCCTTCATCGTCATCTGAATCTAATCCTTTGGACATTTCCCAAAATTCTTTTGAACCTAATTTAAAATCTCTATGAGAACTTGCCTTATACCAAAAAATTTGGTCTACTAATTTATTCGACTTTGCATTATTTGCTACAACTAAACATTCATAATTTTCAGTACATTGGTCCATTACTTGGCAAAAACTTTCAAATGTTGGAAACATACCTGCAAAATTTTCAAAAATTCTTTTACGATTAGATACATAAGGCTCTCTTAAAATAAATGTATAATCAATATTTGTTCTTAAATTGGGAGGGACTCCTAAAGGATATTGCATTGTTATAATTAACATAACTTTCCAATGTCTTCCATTCATAAAAAGCAATCTCATTAATTTATCTCTTGCCCAAGTATTATCATATAAACAATCATCTAATATTACAAATGTTCTTGGATCTATATTAGACCTACCATATGCTTCTTTTTCTTTTTTTACCTGTTTCATTACTATTTTTTGTCTTTTCAATATATTTTCAATTATTGCTGAATTATATTCATCATGAATAAATAATTTAGGAACTAATTTCCCATAAAAGCCATTTCCTGCTTCTGTTCCCGAAATTACAGTTCCTATAGGAATATCTTGATGATAATATAATAAATCTCTTACTAAAAAACTTTTACCTGTATCTCTTCTTCCAATTAAAACAATTACAGGACCTTTATTTTCATTAGGCTTAAATGATATCGATTTCATATCGAACTTTTTTAATTCTAAATTCATATACTTAAATATTTTACTTATTTTTTAAATTTTTTTACGCAAAAATTACTTTAAATGAAATAAAAATTGTATATATAAAGTTTAATGTTTGACATCTTTTATAAAAAAAATGATAATAACCTTTTATTTAGAGATTTAGAAAAAAATGATTTTTCTAATTTACAAAATTACAATCCTTTATATTCTGTATATTTTTCTTTAGATGAACATAATTATAATAATATTAATTTAAATAACCGATATAGTATTACGAATATTAAGAAAAAAAATTCAAATAATGAATATGTTATAGATTGTTTTGATTCTAAAACAAATACAAAACAAAAATTTAATTCATTTTTTAAATTTTCTCCATTATTAGATCCTGTTAAATTTATGGTTGGAAAGTATAAACATATTGATAAACAAATTATTAGTTCTTTACCAAGAATATCATCCAATACCTGTTGTAAAAAAGTTTTAGATTCTAATAATTCTGCATATGTTGATAGTTTTTTTTCTTATTTATCTTCTAAACTATTAAATAATGCCGGTTTTATTCATGGATTTAATTTTTTTGGTTCTTTTTTAACCATTCAAAATAAATTTAAATTAAATATATATGACGATTTAGATTATTTATATGATTCTGATTTTTTTCATAAAAATAAAAATGAATTATTTCAAGTTGATGATATAGATGAAGAAAAACTATTAGATAGTGATACAAGAAATTACAGAAAAAAAATTAAATTAGAAAAAAACAATGATTCTATAGATATTACATGTGATACAATCGATAATCAAATATTTGAAGGTATGTTTAAAGAATTAACTACCAAAAATTTAAAATTACATAATACTTCAATCGAAGAAGAATATTCTATAGATAAAAAAATTTCTAAAGAAAAAAGTGCTAAAAAAACTAATTCTACTTGCTCTTCTCGTTCTTCTAATACTGAAATGGAGGATAGTAACAATAGTAATAGTAGTAGTAGTAGTGATGATTTAATCGAAAGTTTATCTAATTCCCAAATTTCTGATTATTCTACTATGAATAGTGATGAAATTATTAATGGTACTATATTTAATTTTCCAGTTCAGATGATATGTATGGAAAAATTAGATAATACTTTAGATTCATTATTAGAAGATGATGAAAATGAACTTTCAGATAAAGAATGGAAATCTTGTCTATTTCAAATTATTATGATATTAATTACCTATCAAAAAGTATTTGATTTTACGCATAATGATTTGCATACAAATAATATTATGTATATTAAAACAGATAAAACTTTCATTAATTATAAATATGATAATGTTTATTATAAAATTCCTACTTATGGAAAATTATATAAAATTATAGATTTTGGTAGAGCTATATATTCTTTTAAGGGAAAAACTATATGTAGTGATAGTTATCATCCAAAAGGAGATGCTGCTACTCAATATAATTTTGGACCATATTTTAATGATAAAAAACCAAGACTTGAACCTAATAAGAGTTTTGATTTATGTCGTCTTGCCTGTTCTCTTTTTGATTATTTTATAGAAGATATTAATGAACAAAAAACCATCAAAAATCCTATCGCAAATTTAATTATCGAATGGACTAAAGATGATAAGGGAAGAAATATATTATATAAAAATAATGGTGAAGAACGATACCCTGAATTTAAATTATATAAAATGATTGTTAGAACTGTTCATAATCATTTACCTGAAAAACAATTATCCAATTCTTTATTTCATAATTTTATTTCTTCAAAGAAAAAAATAAAAAAACAAAAAATTATTAACATTGATAAAATGGAATCTATGATTTAATATCGTTCATAATTTATTATTTTTATATTAATATATCTCAAATGAATATATTAATTACTGGAGGTAGTGGTTTTATTGGTAGTCATTTAATTAAAAAACTTTTAGAAATTTATAATGATATTCAAATTTTTTCTATTGATAATTATTTATCTGGTAGTAAAAATAATGAAATTAAAGATAAAAGAATTATATATCTTAATAATTCTTCTATAAATATTAATAAAATACCTATAATTAATCAAGTAAAATTTCATATATTATTTCATTTTGGAGAATATTCCAGAATTTCTACCAGTTTTGAAGAACCAAATGTTGTTTTTGAAAATAATTTAACTGGAACATATCAAGTTTTAGAATTTTGTAGGAAAAATAAATGTAAATTAGTTTATTCCGGTTCCAGTTCTATTTTTGGAAATAATATGAATGACCAACATCACTCTCCTTATTCATGGTCTAAAGCTAAAAATATAGAATTAATCAAAAATTATCATAAATGGTATAATTTACAATTTACTATTGTTTATTTTTCCAATGTTTATGGTGCCGGGCAAATTAGTACAGGTAAATATGCTACTGTTATTGGTATTTTTGAAAATCTATATAAAAATAAACAAAAATTAACTGTTGTTAAACCTGGTACACAAAAAAGAGATTTCACACACATTGATGATACTATTGATGGTATATTAAAAGCTTCTATCGGTTATTATGGAGATGGTTATGTTATTAGAACTGGAACACAATATTCTATATTAGATGTTGCTAAAATGTTTAAAACTGATTTTGTTTTAATAGATGAACAAAGAGGTAATAGAATACAATCTTCAGGAAGTATGGACAATATGAAAAAATTAGGATGGAAATCTAAAATTAATTTAAAAGATTATATTAATAATATTATAAATTAAAAATCTGGATTGTTTGTAAAAACCTGGGGAACATTTGATATCAACTTTGCTCCACCCAATTGTTCCATTATAAAATTACCTAATAATACACTTAAATATACTATTAATGTATCTCTTACTAATACTTTCAATGGTTTATTTTCTTTTAATATTAATCGCATCTCAATAAAGCGAAATATTAAATAAGCTGAAGCTACTGCTACACCAGTAACAAATGATGAACTTCCCATTTATATAATTATTTATAAATATTTATATAAATTGACGCATTATCCAAGAACTTCAATATCTTCTAAAATTGGATCTGGTTTTAAATTCATTTTTTTATTTAAATTATGAACATCTATTTTATCTAATTCTAAATTCGCATCATCAAAAATTCTTAATTTTTCATCATCTTCGTCCTCTTCATCATCATACGCAGCCTCTTCCGCTTTACGTCTTTCATTATTTTCTTTTGATATCTTTTCCAATCTTTCTAAAGTTTTTGGTGCTTCAATCTCAGATGATTTATTTGTTCCCATATCTAATACTGAATCTTTGTCATTAAATTTTAATCTATTTACTACTTCTTCTTTCTTTACAGGAACTGCTCTCACTACTGGTATATCTCTATTTGGTAGTTCTCTTACTAATGAGGTCTTATTATTTTCAGCAATTGTTGGTGTTTCTATTACTAAATTTATATTATGTTCTTTTGATATATTATCATTTTTTGTTTTATCAATTATTCCTGCTTGTTCCTCTACTATAGTAGCACTTTCCAATTTGGGTTTCTCTAATTCCATTGTATCCTGATTCTTTGTTACTCCATTATCTTCCATTTTATTTTCTAATTTTTCTGCCGCAGCTGCTTCCTCCTCCATTGCTTTCTTTACTGCCTCATCTACTGTCTTTTCTATCGTTTCCTCTATTACCTCTTCATCTACTGTCTCATCTATATAAGCTCTTAGTATCTTCTCTACTGGCATGTTTTCTCTTATTACCTGTAATATTGACTCCTGACACATTAATTCCGCTTCTCTCATATTTTTTTGATAATTTAAAGGTAAAATATCTTTCTCAAATAAATATACATTACTGTATAATTTACGAGCATATGCTATATAACATTTATGAACAAATGTTGCCAATTTTGGAATATCTATGTCTATCTTTTTTTGTTTTTGTGAAACTCTAATGCTCGTTAAAATTTTTAATTGTGTTATATGAACACATGTTAATAAATCTTCTAAATAATCACATCTACTTTTTTCTATTATTCGTTTTGTTTCTATATCAATTATTGTTTCGTTCCATTTTGGAACACGTGAAAGAAAATTTTGAAATGTCATCAAATATTTTTGCTCTTCATCATTATCTAAACATAATTTTATTGCTTCATTGAATATTGATTTTATACCCTCTAACATTAATGGAGTCATTATTGTTACTAAACGTGACGAATACTCACTTTTTGCCTCTGATAACACATTCACATTATAATCATCCATTTACATTTCTAATATATTTTCTAAATTTAATTTTTTCCGCATAAAATATAAATTTAATATCGCAAAAATAAATAATTTCTCATTTCTATATTCACTTCTAATTTTATCAAAATAAATTAAATATAAATATTTATCTTTTCTTGTTTTATCATTTTCAATTATTTCTAATAAATTTAACCCACTATAACCCTTATCATATATCTTTTCTACAAAATCATTACGTTTTTTTATTGTATTGTAATTTGATTTTTTATTTATTTGTTTTTGAAGCCAACTTTTTCTTTTCAATAGAAAAGAATGCTTCATTATTTCTCTTTTATTATATTCGTGAAAACTTAGTTTTTCCCCATTGATTGTTGGATAAGGTATAAAAATATTACAAAAACGTGATAATATTGGTTTTAATAATCTATTTTCATTTTCTACTAAAATAAAAAAACGCGTTGTATGACTAAATTGTTCTATACATCTTCTTAACGCTGATTGTGCATCTATTGTTAATTTATCCGCATTAAAAAGAACTATACTTTTAAATAAATTATTATTTTTATTATGTATATTTGTTTTCGCAAAAAATTTTAAATCATCTCTAATAAATCTTATTCCTTTACTATGAGCACAATTTACATACATTACATATTGATTTATCTTTTGTTTATCACTATTATAAATTTTTTGAATAAAATTATTCATTATTGTTCGTTTCCCACTCCCAGATGGTCCATAAAATATAATATGGGGAATTTTGCTTTCTTTTATAAAATAATCTAATTTCTCATAAATTTTTGGATGAACATTCAAAGACATCTAATAATTATAATTAAATTATCTCTAACTATAATTATTTAAAAAATATTTATCTTTTTCTTCTTGTTTTTCTTTTTCTTCTCTTTCTCTTTTTATTTGTTTTTCTTCTGCCTTTTCTTTTTGTTTTTCTTCTGCGTTTTCTTCTTCGTTTTCTTGTTCTTCTACCTCCTTGATTATTTTCAAAATTTCTTATCCTGACGGCAACTGATGGTTCTGTAGATGGAGGTGGAGGAGGTGTAGGAGGACGTCCATCATCTTCATCATTGTCGTAATCTATTTTTGCGAGTTTTGTTTGCATTGTTTTACTGTGTTTCTTTAACCTTTTTGTGTTTTTACGTGACTGATTTCCACGGTATCTCGCCTGGATTGCAGTTAGTGCCTTCATACGGGCTTTTCGTGCAGCCTTTCGACCTTTTGGGGTACGATTTATATATGATTGAGAAGAACGAGAAGGCACCGCTGGCACACGCGACTTCTCTGCTTCATCTCTCAAAAACTCTTGTTCTTTTGGTGTAAGAGTTTTTCTTCGTCCTACTGTAGCTAAATCAAGTTTTTCTTCAGCTCCCGATTTTCCAAATAATCCTTTCAGAAATGTGGCCATAATTATATATTATCTAAATATAATTATCTGCGTCTTTTGGTTTTTCTTTTTCTTTTTCTTTTGCGAGATTTTCTACGCGATTTTCTTTTTTTCTTTCTGCGTGTTTTTCTTCTGCGTTTTCTTCTTCCACCAACTATATCTGCTTGAGATTGACTACATTCATCTCTTTTTTTTAAAATTAAATCTAACTTTTCATCTATACTCATTTCTGACCTCCTAAGTGCTTCAATAAATTTATTTTCACATAAAAGATAAGTTTCTGCTATTCTATCAAACTCAATAGCTTTATCTCCTTTATTCATACGTCTTCTTTTGTTATCTGCTAAACTTTTTCGACGTGGGCGGCGGCGATTAGTGCTGTCAGGTTCATATATCATTTGGGCAAGTCCAGTTTGAATTTGTGATTCATCATCTTTTTGTCTTTTAAGGCTAAATATATCTGCCAATTTCATATATATTATCTAAATATAAAATAATGAGTAACTTAAAAATATCTATTTTAGAATCAATATATTTAATTTATATGTTTTTATTTTTTAAAACAAATATAGATTTCAATGTATTTGATACACCAAAAGGTTGGTGGTTTGAACATTTAATTGGTGATTATTATGGATTAAGAATATGTCCATTTGGAAGAGTTGCAATATTTGCATTAATATTTGTATTATTAATAAGACATTTTATCAAAATTCCCAAATTATATATAAAAATAAGTTTAATTATTTCATTCATACTTTCATTAATGAATATGAACGCAGTAGTTTATTTAATTCCAATATGGTTATTAGAATATAAAAATGTTTAGATATTATATATGAGTTTAAATAATTTTGTAGATGTTTCACCAGAACTTGAAAAATATCCACAATTCAATAAAAGATTTAAGAATTTAAGAAAATTATGGGGTATAACTGAAGATTTCTTTAAAAAAGAATTATCTAAAACAACATTTGTAGTAGGAAGTGGAAAAAGTGGAATGAAAATGTGGTTTTCAAAAACAAAATATTTTTTTGTAAAAGAAATGAATAAAGGTGATAGACATTCATTAAAGGAATTAATGGATAAATATACTAAATATATGAGTAAAAATAAAAAAACATTATTACCTAAATTTTATGGTATTTATAAAAAAAATGGTATAGTTTATGTTATACAACGCAATTTAAATCCCTATAGTAGTGATACATGGATATTTGATTTAAAAGGTTCTCATAGAAGAAGAACAGTAAAAAATCAGACAATAGAACAAATTGGTAAAGATAATAATTTTGGAGAATCAAAAATATATTTAAAAAAAGCAAATAAGATAAAAAAACAAATGAAAAAGGATAGTAAATTTTTAAATGATAATAATTTAATGGATTATTCTTTATTATTATGTATGAGAAATAAAGCAGTAAAAGAAAAAGATTGGAAAATGTGGGGAAAAGGTAAATTTTGTTGTGATATAAAAGGACCGGGACCTTCAAATAAAACACCAATAAATTTAAATATGGGTATAATAGATATTTTGCAAAAATATAATACAAGTAAATTTATTGAAAGTTTATTTAAAACAAAGCAACATTTATTGGACAGAGCTGAATCGGAAGTATCGGCAGTAAATAGTAAAGCTTATAAAAAACGTTTTGATGAGTTTATGGATGAAATTATAAAACCAAAAGGTAAAAAGAGCAGAAAACATGGAAGAAGCTTAAAAAAAAGAACTACAAGAAAAAGGAGATAATTTTATTAAATATTAAATAAAATTATTTAAGCCCAACTTTGAAGGGATTGTGTATAGGGGTTATTATTGAAAGCGGAAACCATATTTGGATTATTTCTTTGGCAATCAATTGCTCTTTCTCTGGTATATTTACCAGACATTTCGCCGTGAGTTTGCATAGTAGGTGCGGCTTTTGGCATATTGTTATATAATTGACTTGGTTTAGAAGCTGTATTAGAAAATGTGGTAACATTTTGTGCTCTGGAACCGAGACTATGATTACCGATATTATATCTATCAACTTTACTGACTACTTCTTTATTAGGATTGGTTCTTCTACGATATTCTGAGTCATAAGTTCTGGGTTTGGTAGTTCCTGGAGCACCTGCTGCATTAGGAATGTATGAATAACTGGTATTATCTCTATTTTGTGCGACGGGTCTTTGTTTAGAAGTAAGATAACCGTCGCTTTCGGTTCTTCCACCCATAAGCATATGTTTTGTATTTTCAGTTTGTTCTCTGATTGTAGGAGCGGGAGTATCATTAGGATTCCATACTGGTCTTTCGTGATTTCCATTGACACCTTGAACATTACCCATAGGTCTCATATTGCCAACAACATTTTGTTTTCTTGTTGGTCTAAGTAAATCAAGAAGTGGTGCGGTTAATGCACTTACAATAGAACTTGCACCGATAAGTTTTGTTCTTTCGCTTGTGAAAGTTCTTGCATTAGGTCTGGATTTATGACCAGATTTTCCGTAATCTTTATTGGTAGGTTGCCAAGCACCTTGTTTATCAGCGACGCCCATATTTTCGGATGCTAATTGTTGTTTGTGAGATTGTCTAAATTTACCAGGTTGATATGTACCTTCACTTTCTCTATCAGCAGCATTACCAAAATATTCTCTGGTAGTGGTAGTTCTATTTTCAGGTTGTAAAATAACTTTACTTCTATTAGTTTGTGCTTTTTCGATACCAGTAGTAGTAAACCATCTTGAAGCTCCATGTTCGAAAGAAGTATCTGGTCTATTTTTGCTAAGTTGTGGTTGTGTATCGATAGATTGTTGTTGCTGTGGTTTGTATGCTCCTAACATTTGTCCGGCATAAGTAACTTTTGGATTAGTGGCAACTCTTAATTGGTCAACTGATTTTGGTAATGTTTTTTGATTTCTCAGTGGCATACCAGCATTAAATCCGCCAGTGCCTTCACTTGAAAATCCTTTTCCTAAACCTGGACCAACTTGTATTTCTTTCCAAGGTTTGACATTATTCATTTTATTTGTAATATTAGAAGTATATCTTTCTCTTACTTGATCAGTATAAACAGGTGTTCCATATACATGAGTCATGTTTGCTTCGGGTTTAAATAAAGGAGAGATGCCTTCTTTTTTATTTTGTTGGCTACCTGCGCCGGTATAAAGGTCGAGAACACTTTCATATCCTTTATCAGTACTACTTTGAGTTATTTTGGACCCAAAAAAAGGCACCATATTATTATGTTCAAAATTGGATGCTGCGATAGTGTTTCCGGTTAAGGATTGAATTTGACCAACTTTATTTTCATTATTTTCTAAAGCTTTTTTATATCCAGTAGGTTGGTAAAGATTTTCATTTTTATTTTTATATCCTTGATAAGTTTGAACATTTGTTTCATTTAATAAATCATTTCTTAGTTCCTTAGGATAATTAACAATAGGAGGTTTAACATAGTTATTTATTTGTGATTTAAATGTTTCTTTTCTATTATTTTTATTTGATATTATATACATGCCTCCTAATACAGCAATTGGTATAGCAATTTCAGCCATTTATATATAAGTAATATATATTTTAAAACTTGAAATATATATTTAATTATTATTTAAACAAGGTATTTTTGGAACAAAATTATCTCTTTCTAAAAGTCTTGTATTTAAATTATTATGAAATCTTAAACAGGTATTTTCTTGAGGATTAAAAAATAATGGATATTCTCTATTTTGAGGTAATGCTCTATATTGCCAGGCAGGATGTGTTGCTCTGGATTCATCTGTTAAAGCATCTTTACAGGTAGGGTATTCATTTTTTTGTGAGATAGGAATACCAGAAAAGGGAAAATTTTTATTTTTGCAATATTTATTTAATCTTCTTGTAGTTCCTTTTAAATCACTATCTATATCAATAGCAGAGCCATTAATAACAGAATGTAAATTTGCTCCCCATTTTTGCATCCTTATTTGAGGGTCGTTAAAAAAACAAGGATTAGAACCATTACCGGGAACATTCATAGTATATCTACCAGGTCCGGTAGATTCTTGTAATTTTTTTATTGTTCTACTTTCATCATAATTAAATCTTGTAAATGCCATTTATATTAATAATATATATTAATATTTAAAAAATGAATAATAATTAAAATATATATGAAAAATCCTACAATTTGCTTAAATATGATAGTTAAAGATGAAGCAGATATAATAATTGGAACATTAAACAATTTAACAGAAAAAATAAATTTTTCTTATTGGGTTATTTGTGATACAGGTTCAAGTGATAATACAGCAGAGTTGATTGAAAATTATTTTAAAGAGAAAAATATAAAAGGCGAACTGCATCATATTCCTTGGCAAGATTTTGCTTATAATAGAACAGAAGGTTTAAAAATAGCAAAAGGAAAAACAGATTTTGTTTTGATATTTGATGCGGATGATAGAATAGAAGGAACAATAAATTTATCAAATTTAGAAAAGGGTTCTGGATATCATTTACAATTTGGTACTGGTGTATCTTGGAAAAGATTATGTTTGGTTGATAATCATTTAAATTGGTATTATTCAGGAGTAATGCATGAAATAATAGGTTGTAAAGATCCTAAAGTTGAAAGAGCATTACCGGGTGATTATTATGTAAATACAAATGTAGTAGTAAGTGCAAGAAATAAGAAAGGTCAAGGAAAATTTTTAGAAGATGCAAAAATATTAGCAAAAGCCTGGGAGAAAAAAGATGTTTTACAACCAAGATATGCGTTTTATGCAGGAGAATGTTATAGATTTTCGGGAAAGGAAAATTGGGATGAATCTATGAAATGGTATACTTTATCGGCAAATGGTGTGAAGACTTGGGAACAAGAAAGATATTGGAGTTGTTATCAATTAGGTAATATGCATAATGATAGAGGAGAAAAAGAAAAAGCTTGGTATTGGTGGTTTAGATCATATGAATTTGATAGACAAAGACAAGAGGCTTTTTATGAATTAATTAAAAGATGTAGAGAACAAAATAAATTTCAAATGGGATATAAATTATATAAGATGTTAGAACCTATGAAAGAACAAGATAAACCTCATAAATTATTTATTATAAATCATATCTATGAGCATTCATTATATTCTGAAATGTTTATTATTAATCATTATGTTCAAAAAATGGATGAATCAGACGCAATATTAAAAAAATTATTTATGGCAAATCAACCCCTACCTTTATATATCCATATGACAAATCATAATTTACAATTTTATGTTCCAAATATTAAAAAAGATAATTATGAATTTTGCGTAAAATTTTTAAGATATTCTAAAAAATTCGATGTTCCTGAACAATTAAAAAATAACATACTTAAAATATTTGGCATATAAATAAATATAATGAATATTCTTATTTATGGAGGTAAAGGATGGATTGGACAACAATTTGTAGATATTCTAAAAAAAAAAAAAATTAATCATATAATATCTAAAACTCGTGTAAATAATTATGATGATATATATAACGATTTATTAGATTATGACCCTACACATGTTATTTCTTTTATAGGTAGAACTCATGGAACATATAATGGTAAATATTTTTCCACTATTGATTATTTACAACAACCTGGAAAATTAAAAGAAAATATAAATGATAATTTATATGGTCCTATAATGATTGCTGAAGCTTGTAAAAATTACGGTAAAAAAAATAGATTTGTTCATTTTAGTTATATTGGAACAGGTTGTATATTTAAATATGATAATGAACATGAATTTGAAAAAGAAGATAATGGTTTTAAAGAAAGTGATAAACCTAATTTTTTTGGTTCTAATTATTCAATAATGAAAGGAACAACCGATAAATTAATGCATTTAATATATAATAATCATTGTTTAAATTTACGTATAAGAATGCCTATAACAGATAATAATAATCCAAGAAATTTCATTACTAAAATAACAAAGTATGAAAAAATTTGTTCAATAAAAAATTCTATGTCTGTTTTACCAGAATTGTTACCAATAATGTTGGATTTGATGAAAAAACAAATGGTAGGTACATTTAATTTAACTAATCCGGGCTTAATAAGTCATAATGAGATTTTAGAATTATATAAAGAAAATGTAGATAATGATTTTACTTGGAAAAATTTTACTGTAGAAGAACAATCTAAAATTTTAGAAAGTGATAGAAGTAATAATTTTTTGGATACAACACGATTAGAAAATTTGTATCCTAATGTTAAAAATATTAAAGATTCTGTAAGAGATATTTTAAAAAATTACAAATTCTAAATTAAATAATATAAATTATAAAATTATATTATTTGATACTTAATTACTTATTTTTAATATTTTATAAAATATAAAAAGTCCATAAAAATTCTTAGATACTAAATCCAATAAATTATAACTTATATTTTTTTCTTTAATTGGTAATAAAGCCGCAACTCCATATAAGCTCCATATACTTAATAAAAATGTGAATATTTGTTTTCCTAATTTAGATTTTTGAGCAAAATCTGTATAAATTAATTTAAAAGATTTATAGAAAAAGAAAAATCCTACAGGGGTTGTTATATATTTTGAAATTATATTTTTTTCTCCAATATATCCTGATAGTAACATCATTAAATTATAAAATGAAATAACGAATATCTCTGTTTTATAATTTTTTATAAAATCCCAAAATTTTACTGGTTCTTCTTCTAATTTATCTTCAATTCTTTTTTCTTCATATTTCATAAACATTATTGTTGTTAATAACATTACTGGTGTAGTTATCATCCAATCTATATATCTTCGAGGTGTCATCATTGGTAATTTTACACTTGCATATGCTATCCATATATAAAATGATAATTCTACGAACTGAACCAATGTTTCTAATCCTAATATCCCTCTTAAAATATTATGTTTATCATCCAGAGTAATAAATAATCCATATAAACTTATTATACCTGTTATTAATTGAACGATTAATGAAAATTTTACTGTATTTTTTACTGTTAATTTCATTATATATATATAAAGTATATTAAAATGAAATACTTATAAATATTAATGCAAAAATCTTTGTTTGGGTGGGTTGCTTCAAGTATTACTTTAATTTATAAATTACCACAAATTTTTAAATTATATAAAACTAAAAAATCAGATGATTTAAGTTTATTTTCATTACTTATTCAATGTTTTGGTTATATATTTTATATATTACATGGTAAATACATTAAATGATTTACCTATTGTGTTTATGGGTGGCGGCTTTATTTGAAACTTCAATAATTATTATTTTATATTTTTATTATAAAAGTAATGTTACAAACCCTCCTATAGATAATACAAATAATTCGTAAATTTTATATTTTTTATAATATTTTTCAACTCCCTAAAAATTTATTTGGAGAGATATTTTACTTTATCTTTTATAAAATAATTAAAAACTCGTTTTTTTCTCCAACTAATATAAAATGTATAATGAAATAATAAATATATTAAAAGAACAAATAAGTCATACCGATACATTATATTGGGTTCTTGGTATTACTAATGTGATGACTATATTTTTTTATGGATGGTATAGATGTAAATACATAAAAAATCATAAAGATATATTTGAATTTAGTTTATGGAAAAATTCAAATAAAATGGGAATAGATGGGTGGAGTTTAACTCATTATTTAGCCCTTTTGGTATTTGGATTTTTATACCCAAATACTTTTATTTTAACAAATTCAATAGGAATATTATGGGAATTATTTGAATGCTTGGTTGGAATTGTAAAACCAAAAATATTATCGGGATTAGGGTTTTGCAATCCAGCTCAATCAGGTAATAAACAAAAAATATGGTGGTATGGGAAACCAAGTGATTTTATAGTTAATGCTTTGGGATTTATAACTGGAAATAAATTAAATAAATTTTTAATATTAAAATAATTTTTGCATTCTACAAATAATTTTATTATTAATAAATGAATTTTTATGACCACGTGGCATTTTTGGTGGAATAGATGCAGAATTAATTCCAGACCAGGATTCTATAGGATTACTCCAAAATCCATAATAACAATCCATATATCCGGGCCACTTTTTATCTTCACTTACTTTTGATGACTTAATCTCCCACCAATCAGCAATAAATGAACCAAGTATATGTCCCCGGTTATTCGATGGATTTGCCTTGAAAACTTCTAACCCAGTTTCAGCAGAAATATATTTTCCAGTATTTTGTAATATTCCAGTCAATAAATTAAATAAATGTTGGTCTGTAATATTTTTATTTTTCAAAATAAATTTTCGCAAATCTTCATCTACTGTATTATCCTTTGCCCATTGCCTACATTTATCACCAAACTCTTTACTTGTCATTACACCATTTTTTACACAATATTCCCAACATGAGCTACATTTATAATCAAAGTTTTTGTGAGAATAATATCTTAGATTGTCCGGACAAGAATGACACTTGTGCCAAATAAGATATCTTTTTCCAGAACGAGTAGGCATTTTATACTACTAATTTAAAATATAAAATATATAATCAATTTTAATATAATTATATTATATAATGATTTTCAGTATTAAAACATTTTTAAATCAAAACAAATTTTTACCTGCTCATTTAATGGTAATTGTTGCATTTACATTAATATATATGATGATGACCCCATCACATGGAACAGATGAAGATAAAGAACATTTTTCTAATTTTGCGGATTCTCTTTACTATACCACAATTACTCATTTTACTGTTGGTTTTGGCGATGTATCCCCTAAATCTAAATTACTAAGAGCCTTGACAATGATTCAGGTTGTTTTAGCATTCTCGCTAATGAATTTATAATTTTTATTTTTTTTATAGTAAAGTAAAAGATAAATTTCTCTCCAAATAATATTTTACAAAATAAATTTCAACAGAAATATTTTAATTAAAATATTATTTAAACATAAATTATAAGAATATCTATAAAATGAGTAAATATCCATTTGTATATTTTTTAAGAACATCAAAATATAGTGGTATAGATAATTTTATAGAGCAAAATAAAGATAAATTGGAATGTACATTAGAAATTATAGGAGAAAATGATTTAGATAAATTAAATAATTTATTTGATAATAGTAAATATCATATATTAGTTACATTTGGTGATAATGATAAAGAATATATTCCTATGATAATGCCGAGATTAGTAGATAGAATGCGTAATAGATGGTTTCATCGTAAAACCATAGATAATTTGGGTGATTTTAACAAAAATGTTAATTGTTGTTTTGTATTTAATGCGATAATGAATCGAGAAGATGTTAGACCTAAATTTTCAATATTTACAACTTGTTATAATTCTTATGATAAAATCTATAGAGCATATGATGGTTTAAAAAAACAATTACTTCGTGATTGGGAATGGGTAATATTGGATGATTCTCCAGATGATAAACACTTTACTTTTTTACGCGAATTATCACAAAAAGATAAAAGAATTCGTTTATATAATAGAGACGGAAATAGTGGTAATATAGGACATGTTAAAAATGAGGCAGTTTCGTTATGTCGGGGAAAATATGTATTAGAATTAGACCACGATGATATAATTTTACCAGATTTATTAAAAGATACCTTTGAAGTATTTGAATCAGATAAGGAAATTGGCTTTGTTTTTACTGATTTTGCTAATGTATATGAAGATTGGAGAAATTTTAATTATGGCGAGCATTTAGGTAAAGGTAATGTTTGTTATTATAAACATAAATTTGATGGTAAATGGTTAGATGTATGTTCTTGTCCAGGAATTAATAATATTACAACAAGTCATTTAATTTGTTTACCAAATCATCCAAGAATGTGGAGAAGAAAGGTTTTATTAGAATTAGGCAATTATAGTGAATTTTTACCAATTTGTGACGATTTTGAAATATTATTAAGAACAATGTGTCATACTAAAGTTGCAAAAATACATAAATTAGGATATATCCAGTTTATGAATAATGATAATAATAATTTTTCATTGATTCGTAATGGAGAAATCAATAGATTAGGTCCTAATTGGATTAGACCTATGTTTTATGAAATGTATAAAGTAAATGATGTATTTAAACAAAGAGGTGCATATGAAGATGAAAAATATATTGAGAAAGATATGACACAAATATGGAAACGAAAAGGGTATGAACATAAAGTTTGTAGTGTTGTTTCCAATCCTAATTATGATAAACAATATTGTTTATTAGGGTTAGATGCTTTAAATGATAAAAGAATAAGTGAATTGTATAAAAATTTAAGAAATGATTTTATGTTATTATCAAATAAAATATCGAGTGATGATTTGGTTAAGGAATTAGAAAAGAGAGGTTATGATAGAATGAAATGCTTTGGATTATCTGAGGGAACAACTGATAGTGAAATGGTAAGATATTTTGAGTTGATTTGTAAATATACTGAGAATTATGAATTAATTGGTGAATATGAAAAAGATGAAGAGCCTGAAATATCTTTTGAGGTAAATGGTAATAGTATTAATGAAATTGGAAGAATATCATCAAATTACAAAGAAGTTGAAGAATATCACGAACCTATTAATAATGGAGGATTATCATTTAGTTTGAATAGTAGCCCTGAAACAGTATCTACTGAGAAAAGAGAATTTGATAGTAGATTTAGTATTATAAATAAGTTTTCAAAAAAATACAAAAATTATCTTGAAATCGGTGTTGAATATGGTCAAACTTTTGAAAATATACAAATACAAAATAAGGTTGGTGTAGATCCCGACCCAAAAACTCCAGACCCACGAATTATAAAAAAAACAAGCGATGAATTTTTTGTAGATAATAATAAAAATTATGATGTTATATTTATAGACGGAATGCATCAAGCTGAATATGTATTAAGAGATTTTAATAATTCAGTTAAATGTTTAAATAAAG